CTAATTCCCCTTCAGCGCGTCATACGCTTTCTCACACGTCGACCCAGCTATTCCTCGCTCGTCGGCGACGCCAGCATAGAGTTGAGCAGCCTCTCCAACCCTGCCGAGCACGTCGGCTCGCACTCGGGCGGCGCCTTCGGCTGCCTTGCTGAGCTGGGCAGTGATGGCATTGCCGGCGTCACGACTGCGCTGCTCAGATGCTGCGAGGCGCAACTTGAGCCGCTCAAGAGCACTACCAGCGCGCTCAGCATCAGTACGCGCTGCATCCAGTTGTTCCTGTGCCTCTGCATCTGCTTTCTCCGTCGCGGCCTGGCGCCGCTGATTTTCCTGAATGACAAACAGCGCAGCGCGGCGGTCGCGCTCGCTGACTTCGGTGCGGTAGGAGGCCAGATCTGCCTGCGCCTGCGCGGCTACAGACTGCGCCGATAGCACCCGGATCTGCTGCCCGCCGGCCACAACAGCCAGAGCCAGCACGCACCAGGCCCAGCCGGGCACGAACTTCAGCCAGGCGGTCATCGCATCACCTCACGCACGGCCGCGGCGAATCGAGCTGGCCAGCGCTCCGGATGAGGTTTACCAGGGCGCCAAGTGCGCTCATACAGCGCCCAACCGCCAGCGGCGTCGTGCTCGTCTGGCAGAGGCTTCGGATCGGTCCAGAGCAAAAGCCGGCCGAAGGCAAACGCCAACACGTCATCACGCTCGAGCGCTGCCCATACGGCCGCAGACTCCGGCGCAACACCGCGCGCTGCACACACTCGGCGGGCGTGGTCACGGCTCGATGGGTGATTCAGCACGCCACGCACTCCACCGCCCTGCTCGAACTGGAGCAGCCCGCGGGCCGGCCCGGTCGGCCACTGGCGCCGGCGCTGCTCGGGATCTTCCTGCTGAGTAATAGCCAGCAGCATGATCTCGGCCTCTCGGCTCGACATTCGCGCAGGCAGCAGCGCGAGAGCGGGCGCTATGGCTCGCTCCCGTATTTCAGAGAGGGTCATGGGAAACTCCAGGCGAAAAAAAGCCCCGACTGGCGGGGCTGTTAGGCGGTGGCGGGGCGCCTGATTAAGTACTGGCACCACTCACCAAGGGTGCGCGGGTTTAGAGTGGTCGGAGCCGGCAACCCAGCAGCAGCGGCGCACCACTCCGAGCAGAACTGCGCGCCATTCACGGGGCGGTTCAGGTTGAGGAACTGCGACAGGATGAGCGACGGCCAGCCATAGCGGTGATGGTCGGTCTCATGGAAGTAGCTCACGATCTGCGCGGCATCAGCCCAAGGCAGATCGATCACGTCCCATTTATCCGGATCCAGATCGATCGCCTTGCAGCGCACCCCGCCATCCATGGCGCTGGACGAGTAGCACAGGCCGTCGACAACCAGTTCGCAATGGCTGTAGATCGAGCCCGTCCACCACTGGATGAATCGCGCCGTCAGCCGGGTATCGTCTTTGCGCAGGGCGAGCTGGACGGTCATACGAGCGCCCCCTGTAGATCGGCTGCGGCGGTGTTCATGATCGTCTGCGACGCCTGGTACAGGGCGGCCTGCACTTCCGGCGTCAGCTCGTAGTCCAGCACCGGGTCGTTGCCAGCCTTGATCTGGTCCTCGTAGCGCTGGCGGCGGCCGGTGAGGAACGCGCTGAGGATCTTGAACTGCTCGGCCTTCACCAGCGTGCGGCGCAGGTACTCCTCGCGGTCGATGCCCCGCTCAGCGGCGGCGCGGTCGATCCAAGGCGTGGATGCGTTTTCGGGGTCAGCGACCCAAGCAGAGGCCTGCTCGTTTTGCGTCGGCCAAGTGTCTTTCTCAAGCTGGGGGTAATCCGCCGTGAGAGCCGTTGTTGCGGCTTCGTAGGCGGCATTGTTGGCAGTGATGCGGGCTTTCAGCGTGGCGGCAGCCGCCTCGGCGGCCCGTTGTTCAGCGGTGATCATCCCGCTCCAGTCGATGTTCATGCGGACACCTCATCAGTCGGCAGCGGGATCGGGCCGTCTTCTGTCACGTGGACCGGCTCAGGGAATGCCACAGCTTGCGAGGGGTTCGGGCCGTGCGGCAGGCGCAGGGTCAGGTGCAGCTCGCCGTCGATGCGCGAGACGGGGGCGCTGATCCATTCCGAGTCAATGGCTTCGGCGGGAAGGGTTGCGCCTTCTGGTAGCTGAGTGAAGTCGAAGGCCACACCATTGAGGACCAGCACGTCGCCCTGCAAGGAAGCAGCAAGGCTTTCAGATAGAAGTTTCGGTGAAAGTGAAATGATCATATTGCCACCTTGCCCATAGCTACGATTCGAACCTCCATGGTGTTGCCACTGGAGAAGCCCGCGGCGCCTACTGATGCGTAGACATACACTCGAACTGACGTGGCTGACTTATCCACACGGGCATAGCCAACGGATGAGCCAGATACGCCAGTAGGTACGGTCCCCACGCTTTGGGCTACGGACATGTCATTGGTGCTGGCGAAGTTAATGGGCCAATCCCCATTCCCGGTGTCAAGAAAGGTGGAGTTTCCGGCGTATGAAGCGGCAAGGGTCTTAAAGCAGATAGCTGTTCCGTCGGGAAAGATCAGTGCCCGACCATTTGCGTTGTTTACCGTCTGGAATGCAGCGCCGGTAGGCACGCCGCCGGACTGAGAGACGGTGCCGAGGATGTTCGCGCGGCGGTAGAACTCTGCCGCAGCATTGCCCCCCAGCTTGCTCGAATCGGCAGCAGTAGCGGTTTCGCCGAGCGCGCCGATGTCGGCCGGGCTGAGGTCTACGTTGCCATTGGCATCAGGCAGCACACCGGCAACCGACTCGACGGCGCCCTGGCCTCCGATGTTTGTCGCCTCGGCTGCCGTCGCGACGAAGCCTGTCGGGCCGACGTAAACGCCAGTGGCCGGCTTGTTCGCCTCGCCCCCGGTCCAGTCAGTAACCTGCAGGACGGTGCGGTCGCCATCTGCAACGACGGCCATCACAGGAGTCCAGCCGGCGCCGATCTCCAGCGCCGTGGCCGCGAACGCTGCGGCATCGGAAGCCGTGGACGCGCTTGCGGCGGAATCCGTCGCGGCCTGCTCGGCGGCAGCGCGGTCCGCGGCGGCATTGGTTGCCGCCTGCTCTGCCGCGAGTCGGTCAGCGTCCGCGCTTGTAGCCGCAGCCTCAGCCGCCAGGCGATCGGCATCAGCGTCTGTAGCGGATTGCTGGGCCGCGGTCACTGCATCGCTGAGCCCGCCAATCTGGAGCAGCGCCGCGTCGAGGTCCGCTATACCCTGCTGCAGCTGCGGGATCAGGTCCGTAGCAGGTCCGTACGCGTCCACGATGGCGCGCAGGCGATCAGCCGATTCCTTGTTGTAGCCCTGCAAGGGCGCGATCAGATAGGCACCACCCGACACGCTCGGGCCGATGTATGGCGGGTTGATGCTCAGCACCGTATCGCCGGGGATGTTCGTCACTTCGTACAGCGCGCCATCCGGGCCAATGAACGCATCGCCGATGCGCGCGTTGGCGGCGAAGGCTGTCCCCGCTCCTGTCACCGTGGCGGAACCTGCGGCCACGGCTACGCTGCCTGCTGAATACCAGGGCATATTGATTTCCTGTGGATGATGGGCAAAAGAAAGCCCGCACGTGGCGGGCCTGGATTGATCGGTGTTTATAGGCCGCTGACGTCAACGACCACGTAGCGGGTGGTGCCACCGTTGTTCACGTCTATATCCCAGCCAATGACGCCGCCCCCGGAAGACTCCAGAAAGACCCATGCCGCGACATGGACAGGCGCCTCGGCGACGCTTATTGACCCGGAATTTATGCTTACGGCTTGGTAATAGAGACTGCGGTTGTACACAACGTAGATGTTCGGCTGGGTGCCTTGATAGGTCGTTGTTCGAACGAGGCGGATATACTGTGATTGTGGAATTACCGCATACGTCCTGCCGGACCCGTAATTGAAATTCCCAGCGCCAGAGGTGACGCCTAAGATATTTAGAAGCTCCCAAGAAGAGCTGAAAGTTAGGCTGCCTGCTGCATCATATACTTCGAGGCCGAAGTTGCTGGTCCCGCTGCCACGAGCAAACACATAGAACGTCACGATGGCGCCAGGATGGGCAGCCACGTTGACATACACCGTGTTCCCAGAGCGGCCAACAAACGCAGAAGGTGACGCGCACGCAAAGGCGAACAACTCACCACCGTTCAGCGTTATGGACGCTTGGCTTGGGTTGTTCGACGTGCCCTGCCCTGATGCAAATGAAACAGTGCTGACAGCAACTTTCCGAATAAACATCAGGTTTGCATAGTCGCCGTCAATCTGATATGAACCAGCGCCGTTTATTATCTGAAGTCCAGCTGGCATCAGTACACCCCGTAGTAGATGACGCCTGCTGGCGTGGATTCCCCACTTGCCACCTGGCGCGACCAGGTCATGGTCTGCCCGCTGAAGCTGACTTGAGGAATCGAAAGCGCCGGGCAAAGGTCGAGAGTGTTCTGGGAAAAGTCAGTCAACGGGATGGCAAACGGCGTCCCCTGGGCGAACCCAGGGTGCGAAACGCTGCCACTGGCTTGGCCGGCCGGAACCGAGACAACGCCCAGTATCCGTCCGACAAGCCGCGTCGTATCCAGTTGAATAGACCCATCGGCGAACCACGTTTGAAGGCCTGCTGGCATTGATCAGCTCCATATTCCGAGGCGAATCCGCCGGACGTTATTGGCGTCCCAAACCTGCAGCAGTTGATTGGCGATCTGCATACGCCCCTGCCCCGCTACCGCTCCGTTGATCTCGAACGTCCCAGTCTTATCCAGCCGCCAGCCGGACTGACCGGCCACGTAGTTGGTCGACTGCAGAGCGTCCGCGATCTTGGCCATCGTGATTGAGGCGTCGCCGATCACCGCCGAGTTGATGAACACCTGGCCTCCCTGGATTACGAAGGGAGTTGCTATCTCCCCGTTGGCCGTGTTGATCACCGCGAACCGGTCGGCCTGGAACAGCACCTGGCTTTGCATCCCGTCCGGCGTGTTCTCGATACCAAGCCCCATCCCGGCGGCGTAGTATTTCCCGTCCTGGGTGACGCCGAGCTTGATGCTGTACATCGTCGCCAGATCGCCATCGAGCGATGCGACGGCCTGCTGCGCCGTCTCGATTGCCGCGCTGTTCTCGCCTACGGCCGCGGTCAACTGCTGGGTGGTTTCGGCCACGGCGCTGAATTCGTCAGCGATTACCCGCTCGACCTCCTCGATTCGCGCGTTGATGTCATCGCCGAATTCCGTTTCCAGCTGCGTGATCCGTTCGGCCAGTGCGCTGTCAGCGGTAGCCCGCACCCGCACTTCTTCCAGGAAGCTTGCCGCCGCCTCGTGCGCCTCGATGGCGTCGAGCATGTCGGCGTCACCGTCGTCCTCGCGGAACGCGGCTTTCAGCGCCTGTATGGCTTGGGCCTGCGACTCGAATTCCCCGATGGCTACGGTGTTCTGCTCGACCTGCAGCGCAAGGCCGTTGGCCGTCTCGACCACCTGGCCGACGTCCATCCAGTACAGCGGGTCGGGCGGAGACACGCCGGGCGGCACATCCTGCACTGCAGTGAACAGCCGCTGACCAAGCCGCACCGTCTCACTCGCGGTGTACGGGCGGTCATCCTTCCACGCCAGCGCATCCGCCAGCTCGCCGATGTTGTCCGCGAGTTCCTGCAGCCGCTCGTTCACACTGCCAGGGCCATCGCCGTCGATCAGGTCAATCCGGTCGAGCAGGTTCTGCCCGAGCTCGGTTTCGCCGATCTGTCCTGCGATGTACTCGAGCACCGCCGATGCGTCCGCGCTCGACTGCCCCATGATCCAGTCGGACCAGGCACCTATGTTCCCGGTGCGATCCACCAAGCGCGCCCGGAACCAGAACGCCACGCCCGCCGATAGGCCGGTCATGGTGTGCGAGCTGGTCGGGTAGGCGTAATCGCCCAGGTGCAGCACGCCCTCCTCGCTCTGGACGGTGTTGTACTGGACCTCCGTGCGCAGCGTGTCCTCCGCGCCTTCCGGGAAACCCCAGTCGAGGCGGATGCCGAACACCAGCGGCGTCGCCGTCAGGAATGCCACGACCGGAGGGGTTCCGGTCTTGCCGGCCAGGTCGATCGAGTCGCTGTAGGCCCATGGGCTGGGAACGTCCAGGCTGTTCAGTGCGCGCACGCGGATCTGGTAGGTGCCGGCGTAGATGCCGACCACATCCAACTCCGTCGAGGCCACCCGGCCGGCGTAGACCCATGCCGCATCACCACGGCGCCACTCGACGTCATACCGGGTCGCGCTCGGCGCGGCATCCCAGAGGATCGTCATCGTCGTGACGGCCATGGTCTGGGCCAACATCCAATCGCTGGTCGCGCGGATGTTCGTCGGCGGCGCCTGGACGCTGGACGGGATGCTTGTTATGGGCCTCTGACTGATGATCGCGCCGCTATCGACCGAGGCATGCTTGCCCTCGACGTATTTGCTCGCGGTGATGGCATATTCCAGCGGCCCGGACTCGGCGATGCTGACAATCCGGTAGCGCTGGGCTGCTAGGCTGGTCGATTCCCAGGCCCACACGCTCTGCGCGACAGGGGCTTCGTCGAATGCAGGCGCGACGGTCAGCTGATGCCCGTCTACCGCGATGACGCTCCGGGTCTGTGCGACGCCGCTTGGCAGGATGCAGGTCAGCTCGTCGCCGCTCTGCACGCCTTCGACCTTGTCCACGGTGACGACGGTCGCCGTTGCAGCGCTCAGCCGGCCGCCAATACGGCGCCCTGCTCGAGCATTGTCAGCCACTCGGATGATCTGGCCTGGACGTGCACGGATACCATCAAGCCCGACAGAGAACGTGACCGTTTCCGTCTCGAGCAGGTTGGTCAGCAGCGCCCAGCGGCCGGCGCGCTGAGCCTGACCTTGCGACGTACAGCCGAGCGCCGTGATCTCGGTAGTCTGAACACCAAAACGAGCGATGGCGTCGTCATCCTGCACGTACTCGACCTTGCGGCGATACATGTCGGATGGGTCGTTCCAGCCAACCAGAACGGCACTGTAGCGGGTGCTTCGCTTGCTGCCCTTGTAGCTGAACTTGCCGCTTTTGACGTTGGCGTTGGTGTAGGTGTAGACCGGATCGGCCGGCATGTCGGCCGAGACGATCGCCTGGCCGGCGCCCCAATACGTGATGCCGCGGAACACGGCGGCGATGTCCTGCAGCGCCTTGTAAGCGTCAGCGCGCTTCTGCAGGTAGAGGTTGCAGACGAAGCGCGGCTCCATGCCGCCTTGGCCGTCGCTGACCAGCTGATCGCAGTACTGACCGATCTGGTACAGCCCCCACTTGTCCACCTGGCTCGCGTCGATGCGGTCGCCGAGGCCGTAGCGCGGGTGCAGCAGCAGGTCGTAGTAGATCCACGCCGGGTTGTTGCTGTACGCCAGCTGGAACGTGCCGTCCCAGATACCGGTGTAGGTGCGGGCTTCCGGATCGTAGTTGCTCGGCACGCGAATGATCCGGCCGCGGGCATGGTAGCCCCGGCGCGGCACCGATCCGCCGAATGTTTCCGCATCGAACGAGACGCCTACGATGGCCGAGTTCGGATAGCGGAACTTGGCGTCGATGATCTCGGTAAACGACTTGATGTTGACCGTATCTGCGATGGCCGACGACGTGCTGTTCGGGGTCAGCCGGCGCACGCGCACACGCCAGCCGCCAGAGCCTTCAGGCAGGTCTATCCGCACGGAACGCTCGTATCCGCCAGTTGTTTTGCCGTTGAAGGCACCGGTCAGGACTTGCTGGTAGGCACCCAGGCCAATCGCTACGTCAATGGCGTAGTCGACCCGGTATCCAGTAGTGTCGCCGTTGCTGGTGTTCTGCTTGGCCAGGCGCGGGACGGTGAAGTTGATCCGAACCGCCGACAGGTCAGTATTCGTGATCGAGCGCACCCACGGCGCAGAGGCCTGCAGCTCAACGCCGATGTTGATTTCGTTCTCGACCTGCGGGAATCCGGCCAGGTAGGACTGATCCTGGCTGCCGGTACGCTGCTCCCAGCTAAAACCGCTGAAGGACGAACCGCCGCTGGTCGACGCCGGAGTCTCGTCCAGGTAGATGGACGCCGAGCCGTTGACAAGCCCGTAGATTTCGCCCTCGGAGATGAGGTCGATCAGGCGGGCATAGGCGATGCTGACCAGACTATCGGGCGACTCCTTCGGTGTGCGCGGCTTGTCGCTGCCGCCCTTTGCGCCCTTGATCATTGCTGTCATGCCCGGTCCTCAACGTAAACGCCGCCAGAAATCACCGCAGACCCGACGATCAATTCACCGTAGAGCAGCGGCACAGGGTTGCCTTGGGCCTCGGTATTGACCGGGCCGTTGAATGCGTAACTGGAACGGTTGTTGGCAGAGTCGGCTGACTCTGCGGCGCTTGGCTGCGGAGAGAGCATCATCACTGCCCCGCCGATTGCCATTGCAGCGCCCGCCATCATCAGCGCCGGGTTGGCCGTGATTGCGCCGGCCACGATCAGGACGATGCCGACGATGACCTGAAACAGGCCGCCCTGCTTGGCGCCGGCCGGAATCGGCGCGATTCTGATGTCGTCCTTTCCCGCCGGATGCCCTAGAGCCTCAGCGCCGACATTCTCGCGGCCGTAGAACACCGCGTAGCCACCCGGCGCATTGGACATGTGGCTCTCGAAGCCAGGCAGCATCACGCACAGCGCGCGGACTGCTTCGGCGGCATTCGCTACGGCCAGGCGGTGAACGCGACCGAACTTAGCCCCCAGCTTTCCGTAGAGCCTGATTGTCTTGAGTTTCATGGCGCCAGATGCTCACTGTCTTTTCCAGCCAATAGCCGCCATACGGGTCGCGCTTGGAGTCGCGCCCGTAGAGGTGATGGAGGATTGATTGCGGGGCCGGGTAGTGCTCTGGCTCGGAAGCCAGCACGCCCGACTCGAGATAAATGCCAGCGTGGTTCGGTACCGGGGACCGGATCTGCATCAGCACCACGTCGCCGTGCTGCAAGCTACTCACCTGGTTGAAGCCAGCCCTTGGCAGCAACTCCCGGTAGTAGTCCTTGCCCTGATCCCACCAGCCGTCCTCGCGCTCGTAGTGGCCGAGATCGATGCCCATTTCGCGCCGGTAGAAGTCGAGAACGATGGACAGGCAGTCATGCACGCCATGGACGAACTCTCGGCCGATCAGCGGCGCCTGCCAGCCTTCTGGCTTGAGCCAGACGTGCTTGCCTGCCTTGCCCTGCTCCACCGGAATGATTGCCCAGGGCAGCCCAGACTCCTCGCAGGCGACCCGGTCCGCCACGCTGGGCTGGGCCGGATAGTCCGGATGGCTGTGCACGACGGCCTGCACTTCACCCTCGCGCATGGCGGCCTTGTAGTCGGCCGGATCGATGACGAAGTGCTCAGATGGCGTAGAAGCCGCGTTCCGGCAAGGCCGGTAATGGCCGTCAACGATCAGGCCGCAGCTTTCCCGGGGGTAGCAGGATTCCGCGTGCCGCTTGGCCGCTGCTGGTAGTCGCATGGTCTGCACCCACAAAAAAGCCCGCGCGTGGCGGGCTGTTGGACTGGATAGGCTTACCTAACGAGGGCCGCTGCAGGAAACCCCCCAAACGAGATGGGATTGTTCGCCCCGAACCGCAGCTTGCAGCTCTGCAGCCGCTTGCCGCATTTGTCCCGCGCCGCATCCGTCGTGATGATGTCGTACTCATCCGCCACTGGCGGGCCGGTGTAGCCGCATTCCGCGCTCCGGTACCGCCACGGGCAGTGGTTCGCGATGATCTGCCGCCGCGGAAGCTGAACGCCCTGGAAGTCCATGGCGCTGGCCAGTTCGAACTCAACTGCCTCGGATGTCTCGCCGACCTTCTGCTCAATGAACCAGATCTCCGGTGGAAACTCCTCGTCCGGATCGGCATCGGGCATTCCATCCAGGTACTTGGCCAGCGTCCGGCGGCGGGTCAGCTTGGCGCCAACCATGTCGTCGAACTCAAGGCACAGCGCCGTGATGAATCCGCCGACGTTGCCCATCTTCAGGCTTGGCGACGGGTTGCGGCTGCCGCTCATCTCGAACCCGCTAGCCTCGAGCGGCCAGGGGTCGTACTGCACACCCTTAAAGCTGATAGGGCCAGCGTCGTGGCTGTGGAAGTGGTACACCTCAGCACCAATCGCCTCGGCGTCGAGGGTGTAGAGCGTCACGATCTGCCCGGGCTCAAGGCGCTGAACGTCTGTCGAGAGCGTCATGGCGCGTGGACCTCTTCAAAGCTGGCAGAGAGCTGGAAGTTTCCAGCCCCCTTCGCGGTCAAGGTGTAGCCGGACCGACACTTGAACAGCTTCGTCGCGCCCATCGGAGTCACCCACTGGAACGCCTTGTAGCCGCCCTGCCGGTCCAGGAACTCGGCCATCGCCTTAACCGGCATGCCGCCGCCGGTCTCCCAGTGCCCCATGGCCGAGATGCGCCACGCCTCTGTGCGGGTGTTGATGCCGTCGCCGGCCTCTTGCGAATACCCGTCGCCGAAGTCAGTACGCAGCGCCCGCTGGGACACATCGATGGAGGCCGAGTTGTCGATCGGAAAGTCGAAGGTCTCAATCATCGTCCTGCTCCATAGAGGTTCCAAAGCAGGCCGCCCGGGCGGGATTCACGCTCGATCTTGGTCGTAACGACGGCGTTGATCGTGTCAGCCGTGACCTGCCCCTGCTTACGCATTTCCTGCTCGCTCATACCAGCCTGCCCCTCGACCGTGACCGGTGCGTGGATCGTGATCTGCGGCGCCCCGCCCCCGCCTTTCCGGTCTGCCAGGTAGTCCTTCAGGTCGGAGTTTGTGCGGCGATCCACAACGCGCTCGCCGCGATCCAGAAGCCAGGTGCCTTCCTTGGGGATGTTGTCGATACCGTCGTGCGCCATGCCGGCAAGGCTTACCGCGCTGATGTTGCTCACGAGCCCGGCGGTAGCTGCGGCAACTGACGCCATTGCGCCAAGGTTCGTCGGCCATGGGTTTGCTGCAGCAAGCGCAATGCCTTGCTGAATAGCGATGACAGACTGCGCAATGGCAAATGCCTTCTGCGCCACGAACATCGCCTTGTAGATTCCGGACTGCTTCCCTGCGAACTGGCTAGTGATGTCAGCCAGATTTCCGAAGAGATCCGTGGCTCCGGCGAGCGAGACTTGATATCGCGCCTGTTCAATCTGAGCGATGCGCTGTTGATGTTGCTCGTGAATGTTGCTGATTCGCTCGGCGTATTGCTCCTCCGTGATGGCCTTTGCCTCAAGGAAGCCGCGCTGCTTCTCAAGCTCTGTCGCACGCCACTGCTCAAGCGCAATAGCATCCTTTTCCAGCTTGATCAGCTCTCCGCCCGCACCTCCGACAACAGCATCGACGCCCTGTGTGCCTGGCGCCTGAGACACCCCCTCGACGGTGCCTGGCGCCTGATCAGCGTTCATCTGGATTTCACGGATGCGGCGCAGCGTTTCCAGCCGCTGCAAAGCCTCAACGTTGCCCTGGCGCTCGTACTCGGCAATCTTCTCGGCGTACTCCAGTTGGAACTGCGCGTCATTGGCGGCGCGCAGCTGACCAGATTCGCGCAGGATGTCGATGCGCAGCTTTTCCTGTTCGGTTAAGTCCCGCTTGGTGTCGAGTTCGCGGGCAAGGCCAAGCAGGTACTCGGCTTGCTGTCCGGCTATACCTTTCAGCGCCCCCTGTTCAATCTCGAATCGAAGGCTAGCGACCTCGCTTGTCTGCCCGTACAGCGCGAGCTGACGAGCCAGTGACTTCTCCATCGATTGGTAGGAGCTGGTCAGCTTCTTGGCTTCAGCGTCGGCCGCCTTGGTGTCTGCAGCAATGGCAGAGACGAGCTTTCTGCTCTCGGAAAGCGCTTTTGGCGGCTCACTGCTGCCCTTGCCGTCCGATCCGATGGTGGAGGCCAGATCAGCCAGCTCATATGCTTGATCGAGTTGAGCCTTGATCTTGTCGTAGCTCTGCTTGGTACTGCCGTAGATCGCGTAGCCAGTCTCTCCGCGAGACTCCATGGTGTTCAGCAGCTCTTGCAGCCTGGAAGCTTCCGCCTCAAGGCGCTCAAGGTCTTGCAGGCCAATGCCGCCGAAGGCGACCGCCAGCTCCTCGCTCATCCAGCGGACGGCGCTGACTGTCTCCCTTGCCGCAGATGCGATGAAGCCAAGAGACTTTACGATCCCTGCGGCGAGCTGCTGAGCAGCCTCGACAGTCTCGGGGTCAGCCAAAATCTCAGCTAGCTCACCGATCGAATCAACCAGAGCGCCGCTCGCGCCCGAGCTCTCGTTGACCTTGCCGACGAACACGCCGAACTGCGTCTGCAGGTTGACCAGCGCGTCCTGCACGGACGTTTCCATGGCGTCAGCAAGCGCCTTGTTCTCGTCACGGCTCCGGCGCAGGCCCTCGTTCAGCGCCTCGACCGAGAGTTTCCCGGTAGCGCCGAGCTTTCGAATCTCTTCTGTGCTGCGCCCGGTTGCCTCGGCGATGCCGTTCACGATTGACGGGGTGGCCGCGAGGATGGAAGCGAAGCCGTCCGCGTCGATTTTCCCCTTCATCAGCGCCTTGGAATAGGCATCCATGGCAGTGCGGGCCTGGTCTGCCCGCGCAGCGTCACGAACCAGCGCGTAGGAGAACGAATCCGTAATGTCCAGAACTTCGGATGTGGCGTACCCGAGATCGCGCAATGTGTCAGCGGTGGACAGGTAGACCTCTTGGGCCTCGCTGAGAGCTCGATAGGTGCCGTTCGCAGTCTCCAGCAGGCGAGCCTGCACCATCTCATACTCTTCGGTGCTGCTGGTGGCATTGCGAATCCGAGAGGCCATCTGGCCATACTCATCGGATGCACGGATGACGGCGCGAACACTCAAGAATGCAGCGAGCGGAGCGGCAACCGACCGGACCACGCTGCCTAAGCTGCTGACGCTCTTTTCAGTGCGCTTTGCAGATTTCTCGAAGTCGCCGAGCGCCTGGTCGCCCTTCTTGACCTGCGTGCTATCTACCGAAACAACCAGCCTTGCATAGTCAGTCATTCCACCACCTCGAAATGCAACGCATGGTTTTCTGAGATGCGCTCGATCTGCCGGCGCAGCCGTGGGTTAGCAATCAGCAGCTCAGCAATCTCGGACGGCGCCTCCATCGGCAGCGACCAGTCGGCGACCAGAGCGGATGCCAATGTCGCGCGACGCAGGCGGATCAAGCGCTTGCGATCTGCCGGCTGCGCTGAATCAATCAGCTGCCGGAACTGCTCCGCCTGTTTCGCGACGGCGGCAGCCACTGCTACGAACTCGTGACTGAGGACGGAGCGGACGCTGACCCATTCCCGATTTCCTGCCGGATCGATCAGTTCGACGCGAACCCCGCGACTCGCCTTGGTGCGGGTGTAAAAGTCCTGAGGCCGCATCTTTTCTCCAGACATAAAAAAACCGCCCGGAGGCGGCTTGTTTTGCGAGCGATTTATCAATGAAAGGCCAGGTGATCGGCCCTCCATTTGTTCTCGCTCTTGAGATATACCATCGTGACGCTAAATCGAGTTCGGAGCATCGCCCCAAAAGAATTCTGAGAATCCACGGACCCAATGATCGAATGCCGGCATTCGCCTAGGTAGCTGTAGGCGTCTGGCTTGTGACCGAACTTTGCACTATCCGGGGACTTGAGCTCGCGCTTAACAAAATTCCCAGCCATAACCCAGGCGTAGCCCTGATCAGCACACATTTTGTCTGCCCTGCTCACCGTCGGCGTCGCGTGGTTGCTGTCAGCGCACGACTTGAGTACACCAATCACTACGAGAAACAGAAAAACCGCGGCTATTACGCGCATCCTTGCCTCCAGACTTTAATCAATCGCCCCGTTGAACCGCTCGACTTGACCCGCTCAGCTATCGCAAGCGAACCAGGCTAAGCCCGGTGTTGGCTTGGAATCCGAGCCGATATGCCCTGCCTTCACCAGCCCTTAGCGTGATGTCTGTCGAAACCGAAGCCGCTGGGCAGAGTCCTGCGCCCATGTCCATTCGGACAAAATGCTCTCCGCTCTCTAGGAACACATCCACGCCTTCGCCAGGCCTTGCAGTGAAAGCAAGCGTGTTGTCGATATAGACATGGACATCACAGGCGCTCCCGGACATGCCCTTGTCGCGCAGAAAGACAACTTTGCTCAGACCATCTGCAGCACGCACAAACTTGGCCTCATGCACGCGGTCAGGCGGTATCGGCCTTGCTTCGCTTTCAGCAATAGGCACAGATGAACAGGCTGTAAGCAGCGCCATCAAAGCAATAGACGAAATCCTCAGCATATCCAGCCTCTCCATGGAAAGGATCGACTTTACCAAATCTCGTCCCTACTGACTCGCTACACGATCCTCGATGCACGCCAAGCGACGCATCAGGGTTATCTCGTGCGGCTGCAGCCTATGGCCGTATAGGTCCGCCCAAGCCTTCAGTTCGACGAGCGAGCCTATCGGCCTGGCTGAGCAGTACCACTCCCAGACATAGGCCAGTTCAGGCGGGCACGGCGGGCCATCCAGGCGAGACGGCCGCTTGCCGGTCTTCTCCGCGATGGCTTCCAATTGCGCGCGGACAGTAATGCGCTTGTCCGGGCCCTTCTTCGGCCTCGGCCCGGCTGGTCGAAGGAGTCCTAGTTGATGCTCGGCGTGCGCGATTAGCTGTTCTGCGAGACCGCCGAGCGTTTCCCAAAAAAACGGCGGCGATCACTCGCAAACCGGTCAACCTCTGCGGCGACGTAGGGCGCCTCACGCAGGAACTCCAGCAGGGCCGCATCAGAGAACTCGGCTTCAAACGACCAGCCGCTAACCAGGGCGGCATTCAGCTTGAGCTGTGCGGCCTGAGTCTTATCTGCTCGATCTTTCTCATCTTTTAGGGCCGCCAGGGCTAGCAGCTCGCGCCGGAACTCGTCCATTGCGAGCCGGAACTCGTCTGAATCAACGCCTCGGATCAGCAACCACTCATCCGTTGGAGTCCCGTCAGGCAGGGAGAGCGGCATGCGCTCCCCCTCGTTCGCCTTGGCCCGGGTGAAAAAGTCACTCGGTTTCATGCGCGCCCCTTACGCCGGAATGCGGGTGATGGTGATCTCAGTGTCGACGGCCGAGTCGTTGAAGGCGCGGAAGTCGTAGGACTGGATGATCGGGTCGTCTCCGCTACCTTCCTCGCTGGAGGTGGTCAGCTTCGCCTTGGTCATACTGACCTGATAGCTGTTCTCGCCATCGGTGAGCGTGATCACGAGCGGGGTCTTCGTCTCGCCGAGGTACTTGTCCTTGAGGCGATTGTCCTCGATGTAGGCGGACAGGCTGCCGGATACGTTGATGCGGCCGAGCTTGATGTCGTAGGCGTCGCGGCTGAACAGGCGGTAGATCGCCTCCATGCCGTTATCGAGCGACAGGTTCAGCGCGGTCGCGTGGTTCAGGCCGGTTCCGCCTTCGGTCAGCGAGCCCTCGAACGTGGTCATCATCACGGTTTCGGTCGGGTCGGCGATGCTCTCGGTCAGAGCATCGTAGACGTAAGGCTCTTCCTTGGTCCCAATCATGGAAAAGGTGATGCCGATCTTGCCCTGCAGCGGGCAGTCGATCGCAACGCTGCCGACTTCGCAGCCGCGGTAGATCAGCCAGCGGCCAATGTCCTCGTTGTGCTTGAGGATGGCGAACTTGCGGCGAGTGCTGCCGGTCTTCAGGACGTTGGCGGTCCAGGTGCCGTGAAAGGCCGCTTCCAGCAGCATATCGAAGGTGCCGTAGGTTAGCTCGGCTTCGAGGTCTCCGGCCACGCTGGAGACGCCGCTGCGGGACTCTGCCATATGGCGGCCGGGCAGCATCTCGTCGGACTCCAACTCCTCGACCGACTGGCTCAGGCCATTGGTGATGAGGCGCAGCGGAATCCAGGCGACGGCCGGGTCAAGAGTGCCGCCTACACCCTCCAGTTTGATGTAGGTGTTCTGATTGACGCCTTGTGCATAGGGCATTTGCTATCTCCAGAAATGCAAAAGCCCGCTCAAGGCGGGCCGCGGTGTTTCGGGTTGTGGTTACGCCGGGAATGACCAGGCGGTGCAGTAGACGCTGACGCTGACCGACTGCCAGACGTCTTCCTGGCGAATCTGCGAGCGCTCAGCGCGTCGGATCAGTACGCCCTGGCCTTGGTAGTCGAGCCGCTTGCCAGACGCGAAGAACGCCAGCAGCGTGTCCGCGTCAGCCAATAGTCCAGCGTGGCCGGTGTTCTTCGGGTGGAATACGTCGATCTGCAGAATGCCGGTCCACTCCTGCGCGGCGTTCTTGCCCTGGGCGGCAGGCGCGCGGCCGGTTGGCAGACCGGTGAGGCGAGCCCAGCCCTGCCCGGTCGGCGGCGTGAAGGTCTTGCCCTCGAATGCCGTGCGCTCAACAGGCATGACGCCTGACGCGATGTAGGCCGACACCAGCGCTGAGTGAATCTTGCTCTCGCTCATCGTCACACCCTGTTTTTTCGGATTGCCGCGTCAACCATGCGCTGTACGCGGTCCATGTTCCGTTTCACCATCCCCTCAGGCGCCTGCTTCGAGCTGCCTTCCTCAAGAGCCATGATGTAAGGGAGGTCGTTCGACAGGTAAGTGACCTGGCCGGCCCCCTCAGGGGTTTTCTCGACAACTTCGGACACGGCAGAACCGCCAGATGGGTCAAGCCGCTCAGGCGATGCGGCCGGAGCACTAACAGAGGTAGTCCAGCCGCCTCTTGCCCGACCCTTATCTACCGGCGTTGCCAGAATCACGCCCCTGAACAGTTCCAAGGTCGCCAATCTGGTGATCTTGTTGTGGGCCGACACCGCCTTCTCATTGAACCGCCGAATATCATCAGAGAACGACATCAGCGCCTCCCCTGGACCTCATAGGCCAGCACTTCACCGGTCGGATTGAGCGTTGAGACGGCAACTACCGTCCATACCTGGCCGGCTGCGGTGATCGTCGTCTCCAGTGTTGGAGGCCATTCGAGGCCAGCGGCGCCGAAGAAGATCTTCTTGTCGTCGCGCTTGATCATCGAACCATCCGCGTACTGCGTGCCAGATGACTGCAGGCTGTAGTTGTCGAGGATCGCTTTCGTGGTCTGCGTAAGCGTCTGGCTGGGCGTCGTTTCGCCCGTCACCGGGTCATAGCCGCCGACCTGCTCGAGTGTCAGCGTGATCGTTTCGCCGATCTCCTCGACCACAGCCAGCGCTTCGGCAGCGCCTTGTAGAATCTCATCGCGCAGTGACATATCAGCCCCTCACAAGCTTGACCTGGCCCTTGTTTGACCAGGGCTTAATGAGCGCCAGTGCGAACGACTCGGCGGCGGACAGCGCCTTGCTGCCCTCCTTGAAGGTCTTGCTCGACTGGACCGGGCCGGCAGTCACGCTCGCGCTGACAACCTCACGATCCTGGGCGCCGTACAGCCCGCCAGACGCTGCTAGCTGAGCGATTTCCGCCCCGGCCTGTACGACGGCATCCGGAACCTCGGAAAACGTCGCAGTCAGCCGCTCCGCCAACCAGGTGTTAGCCATCAGCACCGCGCGGGCCTTCTTGTCTTCGGTGGTCCAGTCGGACCCCAGCAGGCCGTCGACCTGCGCGATGGTGATGTACTCGGTCATTACTCAGCCTCGGACTGGTCCAGCAGCGCCTGCAGTTCGGCCTTCTTGGCTTTGGGGTCGAATTCGACGCCCTTTGCGGTCAGCGCGGCGCGGATCTCGGCTACGGACAGCTTGCCGTCGCCGTTGGTGTCTGTGTCGACCTGCTCGACTACCTCGCCAGGCGGCGCGAATCGAGCGTCGATGATCTTGAAGCCCTGAGCGCGCAGCTCAGCCTTTCGTTCCGGCGTGACCGGATGGGGTTCGTATTTGATCTTCTGCTCGGACATTTCATCCTCCAGAGAAACGGGGCGAGCCGGAGCCCGCCCCTATCGGTTACTGGGAAGCGTCACCGATGGTGATCACGCCAGCCGAGGCCTTGATCGAGTTCGCTACCAGATCCCAGTTGGAACCGGTGGCCAGTTCGGCGTCGGTCGGAGACTTGCCACCGTTGGCGGTGTCCCAGGTGTAGCCCTTGAGGGCCAGACCGAAGGTGTAATCCGCCTGGAAGGTGGTCTCGATGCGCTGCTTGCCGTTGACGGTCTGGATGTTGGTGATGAGGTCGGAACCATCCATCACCATGCCAGCGCCATCAGCCAGGGACAGCACGCGCTGCTTGGCAGGAGCAGCCGGATCGGCGACCGCGGCCGAGTACAGCGCCGGGGAGTCGGTCACGATGACGGCTTTGCCGAGGATGTCGACGATCGTCACGTCACCAGCACGGAACAGCTGCTGCGCGTTGGTGAGGTTCTTCCCGATGAGGTCGTGGAAGGTCACGCCGTTCATTACCTGCGCAACCAGGCGGCCGGAGGCGTCGCCGAACTTGGCGTGCGCGGCGTTGATGGCGGCATAGGTAACGCCGGCAGTAGCCGACACGTCGTTGGTCGCGGCGGTCTGGTTGCTGATAGCAGCGACCAGGGCGGCGATTACGGTGTTCAGCTGATCCGCCACGATTGCCTCGGACAGGTTGCGGCTGATGACTTCCAGTGCCTCTTCCGGGCTCTTCTGAATCCACGCGAGCTGCGACGGCTCCCACAGGATCGGACCAAAGCCGCCTGCCACCTTGACGGCGTCGTACTGCTTCTGCGCCAGGGCGGTGGATGCTTGGTTGCCGTTGCTGGTGTAGCGATCGACACGACGCTGGGCGCCATGCAGACCAGCCCAGAAGGATTCTTGCAGGAAGTCGCCGTCGATGCCCTGCGTGGTCAGGCGGATGGCGCCGGCCGAGGCGGCGTTGAACTTCTCAACGTCCTGGGCCAGAGTTTCGATGGTGGCGTTCTTGAGGTATTCGTTGAATACCTTCATATCGGAAAGGGCCATTCGGGCCTCCTATCAGTTCTGTGCGGTTAGGGCCTTGATGGCTGCGAGGCGATCCTCTTTGCTGCCGCCAAAATTGCCCTTGGGTTTGGGTGGCTGACCGTTTCCGTTCGGAGCGCCGCCGCCGTTGGCACCGGAACTCTTAAGGATCGTGTCGCGATAGGGGTAAGCGTCGACGAGGGTTTCCAGCGCTTCATCGAAGTCGGCCAGCTCGCCCGGGCGCGCACGGCTAAAGATCTTGTTGCCGTGGGCGTCATAGGCGACGACCTTGCCGTCTTCGATCTTGAAGCGATTCCCGAAGGTGGCTTGCACCATGTCAGCCGGGACAGCCAGCTTCTCGGCGATCACCTTGGAGCGAGCGAAGCTGCCGCCGATCTTCTCGCCGTACAGTTGCTGCTCGAGGGTCTGCGCCTTGGTGTTGGCTTCGTCCAGCTGGGCCTGATAGCCCTTGGCGATTTCCTGCTTCACCTTCTCGACCTCGCCGGCATCCACCAGCTTCTTCGCGTCGAGATTTGCGACGATCTCCAGAGCCTTGCGGGCTGCCCCGGCGTCATCGATACCTTCGAAGGCCTTGGCGGTCTTCTCGGCGGTCTCAGCGCGCTCGCGGTGCTGCTTGGCTTCGGCGTTCAGTCGGGTGATGGTCGCCCGGGTGCCAACCGCATCGAAGGCAACCTCTTTGCCGTCGTCCTCAACGTAAACGGGCTTGCCGTCTTGGATTTCGGCGTACTGCTTGCCATCGACTTCTACGGTCTTCAGTTTCATCTCGTCTTTCTCCGGCCATCCGGCCATTGCGTTGAGCCATCCGGCCCGGTGGCGCCCCGTCCCATCCGAAACTGCGGGCATAAAAAAGCCCCGCACGATGGCGAGGCTCTAGAAATGGAAAACCCGGCGCTTGGCCGGGTCTAAATACAACCTGAGTTGTTACGCTGGGCTTTTGTTAACGACCAACCTTCTGAGCCCATCCACGCGCACGGTGACGACGGATTCAGGGGCCGCCTCGCTCAAGAGACGCTCTACAACTGGAGCAATTGCTGCGCTGTGCTCCCTATTGTCGGTCAGGTCGATCAACGTATCGGCGCGGCGCGAGTCGCCCCATGCCACCAATACTCTCTCCGCAATCTCAGCGGCTTCATTGTTTATGTCAAAAGACATGCGTAGCTCCCTGCAAAACAAGTAGAGCTAAGCTAACACAACTCGCTCACCGCGCATGAAACACGACGCGCATAGGTGCTGCTTCGTGCCGCCGCTGGCCTTGCCATTCTTGTAGATGACCCCGACCTTTGTCTCGAACACCTCTCCACCTCCGCACCGATGGCAGCGCAGCAGGTGAGCCGCCTGGGGACGCTTCTGCATCACCTTGCGGGCCTTCTGGCGTGGTTCGTCGTCTTTGGCAGCGCCTTCGATGACGTGGAGGGTTGGCTTTCCGGTCATTGGGCCATCATAGCCCAGCCTTCTCGAAAGCGGCAGCGTCTCGCTTGCGCAGTTCGTCCAGGGTGTAGACCTTGCCCTTTGAGTCGGTGAACCGATCCACGGTCAGGCCTCCGCTACGGAACAGCTTGCCGCGTTCCGGGCCTAGTACCTCGTCCTGGAAAGCCGCCGGCTTGCTCTTGAGCCATTGCCCATAGCTGATGTCAGCAGCGACCTGCCCGTCCATGCTCGCCTGGGTGCCGGGGTCGATGTCGCTCTTGCTCAGACCCAGCGACGCCCATGCCGATTCGAGCACGGGAACGGACGTGCTTCGGCAGTTCCAGTGGCGCGGCGGCTGCGGCCCCTGCCCTATGGCGAACGTCTTGCCGGACAAAGAGGCGCACGTGATCGTGGTTCTCCCGTCGAGGGTCGCGAGGAACTGCCACTGCTTGACCAGGTGGTCATTGGCCTCGAACAGCGCCTGCCTCGCGTAGTTGGCCGTGTGGTTCACTGCCGTACGGACAAGCGCCTCAGCGCCGCGGCGGTCGATCTCCAGCAAACCATCAGCGTAGCCATTGGTGCGCGTGCCACGCAGCCGGCGAACCATCTGGCTCACAGTCTCGCCCTCCACGAACCCCATGCGGATTGCATCGCGGATTCGCGCAGCTCGAGCAGCCTCAATACCGGCTAACGCCTCAGACAACAGCTTGCCCTGGAAGGGCCTGGCCATCGCCGCGGCGTAGACCTGATTGGCCGATATGGTGTTCAGCGCCAATTGCTCTGCTACCTGTGCAGGCAACACGCTCTGCAGCGCCCTGTGCTGATAGCTGCCTTCATATCCCGCAAGCTGCCGCAGCTCTTCGTCGAGCTCAACACCTATCTGGCGATAGGCCTGGGCGTTCAGTCGCTGCACGTTGGACAGCAGCGAATCCAGCCGCTGTACCGTAAACGACTCCGGCGTCATTGACTCCAGCGCCACGAGCAGCTGCGCGAACAGATCCTCATCTACCCGATTCAACAGCCCGATCATTCGCCGCACAACGCCGTTGCTGTAGCGCGTCAGGTCGATGGCGTGGGCGATCGCGAGATCTGCTAGCCGCTCGTTCGCCGTTGCCATCACATAGCTCCGAGGCTTGGCCCTTGCTGCTCGATTCGCTCGAGCTCGTCGGCCCAGCTGTATTCATCACTGATCACGCCACGGCGCTGCATCTCAGCGAACAGGGTCTCGCTGGACAGCTTGCCTTGTACCGCCATGTTGAGCAGCAGAGGCAGCGTTGTCTCCGGCGCGAAGTCCTGATCGAAGTTGCCGCGCATCTCGACCATGCCGCCATCGCCGAGGCCGAGATAATCGGACATCACCTGCAGCATCTGTGCGAGGGCATCAGCGAACTGGTTGGCCATACGAGCCAGCGGGGACAGCTCTTGCGCCGCCTCCTCGTTCGCCTGGGTCGCCGTCTTGGTCTGCTGCTTCTCTTTCTGCAGTAGCTTGGCGCCGGCCATCCGCATTTCTTCGATCAGGTCTTGCAGCGACTCCCGGCCAGCGTTGATAGCTGCCCCGGTGTGCTCGACGTACTTGGCATCGCCGTCTTTCGGCATGCGGGTCGCGCTGCCTGAGCTGATCACCAGCTCGAACTGCTCGTCGTCGGTGAAGGTGAACAGCAGCGGCACCCGGGCGACATGCAGGAGGTTGTCCTGATCGCTCTGGGACTGCCAGTGCTTGACGTTGAGGTGCGCCAGTTCGAGCAGCGGCGGCTTTGCCGTCAGGAAGCCCGTTCGGCCTGTGTAGAACGAGACCAGCGGCACGTAGCCGAGGCTGGTAGTGCCTTCGTCGTGCTGGACCCATGCGCCGCCATTGTCGGCCTTGCGGTAGGTGCGCCACACGCCAGGCTCCAGGACTCTCACCTGGGCAACCGACTTCACGCCAAACTCGCCGTCAGCCTCCTCGATCGACTCCATGTAACGGAACTGGCCGATCTTGCCGCCGTCGACACGCCAGCCAAGCACCTGCTCGGGGCGAATCAGCACGGCATACGGGCGAACCCCTGCAGCGATCTCGTCTGCGCGAGTGCGGAGACCTTCGGCGCGCGGGTACTCAACCAGCACATGGCAGAGGCCATGACTCAGCGCGTGGCGGAACAGGTCAACCGACCAGCTGTTCAGGTCATTGCCGGCCAGGTCGATGTCCTGGCACAGCTCTGCCAAGCGTTCCGGAACGTCGTCACCCAACTGCAGCGGCTCAGCGAACACACGAGAGGTCATGTTGTTGACCGTCTCGGCGTAGGCCGGCAGCAGCGTGGAGAGGCGCAGGCGCTCCTTGTAGGTATCGTCTTCTTCGGCCGGGTACTGAGGCAGCAGAGCACGCCCGGCGGCCCGCATAGCCTTCGTGCCGCCCATCAGCGGCGCAACGATGGCCCAATCCTCGCGCATGGCGTCCACGGCCGGGATTGTTTTGGACGGGTCGTTGCTCATGGTCACATCCGTAGAGGTTTGGTTTCGGTTACAGGCTTTCTGCGGCTCATGGCCACAGCAAAATAGCGGAATGCATCGGCGCCGTGAGACGACCAGTCATGCAGCGGCTTGTCTTTCCAGCAGCCGCGCTTGTCGTCCCACTCCTTGCGGTAGTTCTCCAGACAGGCGATGCCGGTCTCGCACTTCGATTCGTCAAAGGCGCAGCGGGGCAGGATCTCGCGCACGTGATCAATGCCATCGTCTACGCCTAGCTTCGGGACCACTTGGAAGCGGACGCTGTAGCGATGGCCGTCGATCTCGTAGCCTGCCTTTGCAATCTCTCGCCGGGTCTTGCCGTCGCTTCCGAACTCGCGGTTGTCGATGTCGTGCGGCCCCCAGTGATCGCCGTACGTGTAGCCGCGCTCCTTCAGCACCTTCATGTAGTGCCGCAGGCCTTCGCCGCTGTTCTCGTAGTAGTCGACGACGTGGAACTCATCGCCCACGATCCGAACGAACCAGATCGCCGTCGAGTCGCCCACGCCGATATCCCAGAAGGTATGCACCGGCTGGTGGCTGTTGTCGGGCAACACGCCGATTCGCTGCTGTGCGTACAGCTTGGCGAACTGCTTGGCGTAGTAGGCGCCCTCGATGCTCTGCTGGAATGCCTCGGCAGGGATCGACGGGTATTCCCGCTTCATGTCGTCGCCGAGGGTCTTCTCCTTGGCGGCGTACCAGGCTCGCTGGCCTTCGTTTGTCTTGATGCCGTGCTTTGCCTCAAGCTCGGCGAAATAATCCGTCAGACGCTGCGGCAGGACCGTTCCTGCCGGGTCTAGCCAGTAGTCGGCATTCTTCCACCAGCTGAAGAAGAAGAACTTCCAGTCCAGCTTGCCGAGCGGCTGCTTTGCGGCCTGCTGCTTTTCCGCGGCCTGCGAGTAGTCGAAGAAGTAGCCGGCCCTGCCCTCTGCCGTCGATTCGATAGTGACGAAGCAGTCAGTTGCCACCGCCTCGAACGCACCAGTGACGATCTCGCGCGCCTTGTGCGGAAACTTGGCGCAGATCTTCCCGAACTCGGAGACGTGCAGGTAACGCAGCGTGCCGCCACGGAATGACGTGCTGACGTAGAGCGAGCCACCCTTGGCGAACACCAGCTCACCGGCCGCATCGTTGCGCGCCGGGTTGGCCGCCTTGATCTCTGCCGGCAGGTTGTCGTACGCGAACTTGATCTTCTCCCGGAACAGCCGCTTAGCATCGTTCAGGGTGTGAGCGATCAGCGCGCACTTGGCCGACTCGAACAGCGCCGCGTCAAGCTGGATGATGCACTGCTCAGTCGTGAAGCCGAGCTGGCGAGCCTTCAGGATGATGTTGCGAGTGTGCAGGCCTTCGAAGTACTCCGACTGCTCCGCTGTCATGCGAAAGCGAGTCTTCTTGCCTGCCTTGTCGGTGATGGAATACAGGTTGTTCAGGCGCCACAGCTTGTCCCGGAGCTTCGCAAGGTGCTCGGGTTTCATCTGTCAGGCCTCAGTCGATAGCTCGTCCATCAGCGCGGCCAGATCACTGACCGTCTTGTCGCCTTCCTCGGTGTCGAGGTTGTAGGCTTGGCGCTCGCCCTTGATGACCTTCAGCTGAGCGTCGACGCCAGCATTCAGTGATCGGGCAAACTTGTCGTGGTTGTCTGCGGTCACGTCCATCTCGGCCAGGGCAACACACAGCTTATTGGCTATGCCGCGCCACTGAGCCAGATCGGCGCGATGAGCGATGACGATAGAGGCAGCAGCATCGGACGCTTCCTCAACGATCTCTGCGTCTTCACGCATATCGCGCTGCGTGACACTGTTGCGTGACGCTGTGCGTGAGAGCTTGCCTTGAGTGGCTGCCCTCACCTGCTCCGTCAGATCGCGCTGCCAACCGTGCTTCTTGGCCCTGCTGCGAATCGTTCCTTCGTTGCTGCCGAACTTATCGGCTATTGCGCGGATGGAGAGCTGGCCCGCCCGGTAGGCGCGCTCGATGCCCTCCCAGTCGGGTTGCTTGGTAGCCATTCTATGCTCCATAAAAAACCCCGCGGTTAGCGGGGTTTGTTACTGCTATCAATCTTCCTGCTTTTCGATTTGCTCAGGCCGGAAGTTCGCATACTGAGGAGTCTCAGCTGTACCGAACCAAACGCATCTCACCAACGGCTCGTGGGTTTGGTAATCCTGGAATAGATCGTCGACTGTCATCAGCGGCCCGCCGCTCTTAAGCATCACTACATCGCCTCGCACAAAACTCATTGTGTCGCTCCTTTGGTTGGAGCTTTATAAGTAACGGCGAATTGACACTGCTGCAAGTTTTTGCGGTTACTCACCTAAGCTCTCCATCCACTCCTCCACGATCCGCTGCAACACGGGCTCGGTCAGGATGCTGGATGGCTGCCTTCCGGCTATTACGTCGCGAAGGAGGCTGTGCGGTATCTGGTGCACTGCGTCAGACGCATCGATGATGACGTGCGGCTGCCTGTCGGTTAGATCGACGACGTTTTGCATGGGCGCGCTCTCGGTTTACTGCCTTCCACGCCTCCATCCCCACCATCAGGCATACGCATGCTGTGAGGTAGAGGATGATCAGGATGGCGAGGGGGCGTTTCATTGCTGCTCTCGGCGCTTGGCTTCTTCGATAGCTTTGGCCTTGCACTTGGAACACCACAGATGAGGACGCCCCATAGGATCGCCGCACTGCTTACAGGTGAAACCTTTAGGCTTCATGCGCTCGCCTTCTTCTCCCCGAACCGGATAGCCAGCTCGCGGAGCTTTTCAGTACCAACGAAGCCGCAGCAGCCGCCGACGAAGGTGGCCATTGACTGAGGAAGGCCGAAGTACTCAACCAGCGGCACAAGGGCCAAGGTGAGCAGGCCACACAGCAGCCCTTCCAGGATCATCTGGCGCTTACTGCCGCCCCCGTAGATCACGCGAACGACTGCGATCGTCACGGACAGCGCAAAGGCGTACAGGGATGGAGCAATGGCGTGCAGCCATGCGAGGACCGCAGCCCACACTTCGGGACTTTTCTCGGGCATCTTGGGCATCTCGGTTATCCCGCATGGGGCAGTTGATAGGTCCGGCCTCACATACCGTCGCTATCCGCCAGGGAGCTAGGAAGCAGTAAGAGGTAGGGGCCGGAAGAGGGTTTCGGCTACGTCCGCTTGAACGTGTCCGGATATTCGGATGCGAGGCCTTCGCCGCACACCTTGGTCTTGATGACCTGATGGAACTCGACTTCGCCGCGCTCGTTGGATCGGCGATACACGCCGCGCTCCATGATGAGCTGGGCATGCTCGAGTGCCGAGGCCATCTCCTTCACTTCGTACTGGAAGTAACCGTATTTCGTGTAGACCTTGACGGTGAACATGCAGCCTCCAGAATGAAGAAAGCCCCGCACAAGGCGAGGCCGGAAATTGTTGGGCGCATGATGGCGAGCCATTCAAACGGCCTTTAGCGCCCGAAACTGGTATTTGATTGCCGACTCAAGCGCGGATTGGCTTTCGAATCGGCATAAAAAAACCGACACAGCGGTCGGTTCTCGAAATTGTTCCGCTTACCGTATGCGGAGAGGCCATTACGCTGCCTCGGTCACACGCCTCGCCGTGTCTCAACCCGTCGACCGCTTCACGGTGCAGTTACTCGACGGCGGCCGCGTCGTCGCGACCCGTTGGCCAGCCCATGGAGAGAGGATCCGGGCCTTTCGGCTTGATGGCTTTCGCCACCCTCTCTTAGCCCATCGCATGCTGGACTTAATGCAGGTGGCCGGTGCTGATCTCCGGCGCGTGGATTCGGCTTCTAAGGCTCTCGCCAGGCGTCATAGCTGGCCAGCTGTTCCGATTACCCGACGATGCACCACGCGTTACTCGTCTCAGCCCGTCAGCCCGGGCATTCACCTGCTGCTGCAATCCCTTCAGGCGAAGGAATCACAGCATGGATAAAGTGTGCCTCTAGCCGAACGGGAATGCAAGCGTTTTTCTCACGTATTCACGCCGCTTCTTTCCATTGGTACAGCAGGCCAGAAACCGGTGCCAGCGCGGCCTTGTCCATGTCGTTGCAGGCTTGGAAGAAGGCATCGATGTGTGACTCCCACTCACGGGTCCAGTTCTCGCTGCACAGGCGCACGCCGTACTCGTCGAAGAGCCAGGCGCGGAAGGTCTCAGGGGTCGGCAGCGGGTCAGGAGTCGAGCTCTGCCCTCCCTGATGTTGGCGGCGGTAACGGTAGAGCACGCCCTTGGCGACGTACTGCGCCTTCTCGCGCTTGGCTTCGGTCATGCGCGGCAGCTTGGCGGCGGCCATGGCGAATACCAACTCCTCGGCAATCTCTCGGTGGTCGTCGTCGGCCAGTGGCGAGTACATCCAGTGGCCGAAACACTGCAGGCTGGCCGGCAGCGTACCGATTACCGACTGCACCATTCCGCACAGCGCCTGATCGAGCGCCACGTCGGTGCGGCGGTCCTTCTCGGTCTTCTGGATGCTGGCCTGCAGCATTCCCACCTCGAGGGCGTAGGAGGTAGTCGATTCCCGGCGCTGGTAGTAGGCGTCATGCCAGAGTTGACGCGCGCTGTTCATCTTCATGCTGCTGCTCCCCGTGCTGCTGCCGCATCGCGGCGAAAGAAAGTACCGCCGACGCAGTGAATGAGCGTCCGCTTGCCGTTGGCGTAGGTGATGTCGTGCGAATGGGTCCAGCTGCTCAGCGAGCCGGCGTTGTAGCCCATGTTCATTTGCGAGCTGGTGCCGACCGAGTGGGCACCGTCTATGATCCGTGCGCCGTGGCCGTGACCGTGGGTGACCTTGGCCCCTACGGTGGCGAATGCCTGCGTGCTGCCGCGGGCGCCGTTCGGCCCGCGGTGCCCGTGGTTGCTGAAGTCGATGCCGAAGCGCATGAACGACTCGTCAGGCCGCAGCCACTTGAGCCGATCACCCCGCTCCATCAGGCAGTCCATCCAGTACCGGAACGGGTCGCAGTAATCGCCGTCAGCGATGGCCTTGAGCATGACGGCCTTGGTCTCGTGGAAGACGATGGCGTTCTCGAGGTCGTTGGCGTTCTCGGCCTTTTCGAGCCACTGAGTGAAGTGGTCGTGATGGTTGGAGTTGACCATGATCGTCTGGTCGGCGAACGAGGCCAGGTCGTCGACGTGGCGCGCGGTCTTCTTCAGCTCATGCAATACGCTCGAGGTGCCCTCTACGTGACGCTTGAACTTCTCGAAGAACTTGCTGTGATGGCTGGCCGATCCGAAGTTCAGCACGTCATGCAGAACAAGGTGCTTCGGCTGGATCAGCGCGGCAAGGGCTCTGGTGGCCTCTGTGACGCCTGGGTCTGCCATCTCTGCATGGATGTCGCCCATCGTCAGCACTTCAGCGCGCGGAGCCTTTTCAGGCCCTTTGACGGTGTACTTCGTGTCGAGGTCGATGAAGCTGCCATCCTTCATCGGGCAGATGTGGCGGATATGGTTGCGCGGGCCGTCCACCTCGACGACTACCGCGCCGAGCGTATGGTGGAACTCGCCCTTCTTGCCGGCGTTGGTGTCGCTGTACTGCTCGACAGTGCAGGCACCGGTGGTCAGTACCAGCTTGGCCGGGTCGCCCATGCGGGTGGCCACAGACTCCAGCGCGATCTTGGTGTGCCCCAGAATGGCAGAGTCACGGCCGGAGACGGTCAGCCAGCCCTGCAGCGGTTTGACAGCCGTCGGCTGGATCTTGATGTCGGCCAGAACGACCAGGCCATTGGCAATCTTCGTCCGCTCGTGGGTGATGTACGGCATCAGCCGAGCATCCCACCAGTCGTCATCGGCCACCTCATCCCGGCGAGTCGGGTTCTTGTAGCGCATGGGGATCACGATCAGCCGAGCGCCACGCAGGGAGCAATAGAGCTGCAGCGTCTTGAGGAATGCCGAGTGCGCCTTGGTGGCGTTCACGGCTGCAGTGATGACGTAGGTCTCGGCCTTCCCTTCCAGCTCCGGCATATCGATGCCGCGCTTCTCGTTGTAGATGTGCCCGCATCCGGTGCAGCACAGGCGGCGATTGGTGCCGCGGTATGAGTGAAGTCGGCTGCCTGTGTTCAGGCACTTCGGACATGCGAGCATTCGCTTACTCCCCCTTTTGCCCAAATCGGGCGATCAAAATGGCGTCGGCCACCGCTTGCCCCTTCCCTTTCAGGTCGAGAATGCGGAGGTCCGGGTAGAGCTGGATTGCGCGTGAGCGTGCGGCATCCTTGTCGGCCCCGATGAGGCCCGCTCTTTTCTTCCATGATTGCGGGGTGACCAATGTGTACGGGATGCACGCTCCTTGCAGGATGCCCTCGACCACGCCAGCGGCATGGCCAAAGGTGAACATCGAGGAAACGCCCTGGCCAGGCATGGCGCCTACCTGCTCGAGGTAGGCATGGGCGGTGAACTCCCCGACCGTCTCGCGCAGGAAGGCAGCCACTGCGGCGCCGTTCACTCGGCTTTTCGTGCCTACCTTGATGGTCGGCATGTTGAGGTGGGCGACGTAGTTGCGGCTATCGGTCATCACTACGATGGCGCCAGTGCAGCCAGGGTCGATTCCGATGATCATCTACTCCCCCTCGCCTTCAGAGCCGCCACAACGGCAGGTCGCGCACTCTCCGGAACAGCTGCCAGCAGCACGCGCCCCTGTCGATCCTTCTCCGGCCCCTTGAGGTCGCGCACCTTCCACCTGATCAGGCAGGCCGTTTTGTCCGCTTCGATCAGCGCCCTCTCCGCTGCTGGCAATAAGGCCAGATTGGATGAGCCATTCCCGGCCAACGCCGTCGTAGTGCTCGCCGTCATTGCCGTTCTGTCCTATCACGTCGATTCGAGAGAGCTTCATGCTTGGCCCGCCGTCATGGCCTCATGGAAACGGCGCTCGATCTCGTCGAGCTGCGATCCGCCCTTCTCAGCCTCGGTGCGGTAATCCAGGGTGTTCTGCTGGCCGAATCCAGCGGCCATATGCGCGTGCGTGTAGTGAACTGGGTCTCGGTCGCTGTACTTCTCACGCAGCGCTGCAACCTTTTGGTTCAGCTCGAGGTAGAACTCTGGCGAATGTGGCGGCCGGTCATCGCTCCAGTTCCCCTGGATCATTGAGTCGCGCAGCACGACCAGCGAAGTAATGGCCTTGGTGATGTGCGACATACCCGAATCAGGGTCGATGTCCTGACCTTCCCACCAGTCCATCAGGTGCCGCATGGTGGCGTCGTAGTAGACCGAGGCGCGGACGCCCACGGCGCGGTAGTTGTGCCGGCCGTACTTCAAGGCTCCCTCCAGCATCGCAACGCCGACTTCAGCCATGACCGGAGCTGAAACGGTGGACATGGGCGCTTTGTTTACGCCCATCATGTCCTTTGGGTTAGTTGGCTTGCTCGACAGGCCGGCGGCCGCGTCAAGGCCAGCGTTCACGAGCGGATCCAACATTGCGGTTTCTGCGAGGCTCATGCTGCGGCTCCCTTGCGGTGGAATTTGCGGTCGTACCAGCGGTAGAAGTACTGGGCGAAGGTGATGCCCAGCGAGCCGCCCAAGCCGGAGATCAGCAGGAACGGAACCGTATTGATCTGCGAGTGGGCGACCGACCAGATGTAGGCGAACTGAGCCAGGGTGATCAGCCACGACACGACGAAGCCGGCCGGGATCTTGTCGTCGCGCAGGAGCTTGCTGTTGAGCCCCAGCAGGAAGACCTGGAAGAAGGCAGAGGTGAAGACCATCACGGCCTGTAGTTCTGGTGTCATGCTTGCGGCTTCCTCGTTGCTCTGTTGTTTGCGATCAGGGGGAGCTGGCCGGGCTTTAGCGGCCATGGGTGTTCCTTGCGGCAGTCGTGGCACCAGACGATCTGGCGGCTGCTGAATGCCGTGGTGTCGTGGTTGGCGTTGGTGGGGCACGGGACTTTCATGCAGCCCCCTTTACGGTCAGCAGTCCCTCGCGGAACCAGATCAGTTGTGTTTCAGCCAGGGCTCGCAGAAGGTCGCCCTCGGTCAGTTCTCCGCGGCGCCGACCATCGAGGACGGAATGACAGTGGTCACAGGCAAAGCAGGCGATGACATCCGGACCCTTCATGCCGACGCCCTTGTGGCCGCACGGGATGTGAGCCAGAACCACCGTGCCGTCATCGTGGCCGCAGCCTGGAAGGCGAAGGGTGCAGCTCTGGCCCTTAGCGCTGTCGCGGAGCTTCTTTGAGACGATGCGGGTCATGCTGCCTCCCCGAACTCGATCTTCATCCGCATGTACTCGGAATCCTCCGGGTGCGGCAGGTAGATGCCGTGCTCGGTCGCCCAGGCGTCGATGCAGGTCATGAAGGCGTGCATCTCACCCTTGTCGAGCTCGCTGGTGTGCTTGAGCTCGTAGCGGTCGGTGATCTCGCCGGTCTTCAGGTTGATGTCCTGGACCAGCTGCTCGCCGAGGAAGGTCTGCTTCAGGTTGCGCTTCACGTTGTCCCGGTCCATTGGGGCGCCGGTTGCGAAGGTCGTCTTGCCCATGCTCACAAAGAAGCGGGCGATTTCCTCGCACCACTTGTGGAACAGGGCGTTCTGCGGGAGCGATCGACTGGCGCCGGTGATGGTCACCGTGCAAGGGAAGCCCTTTGCACGGATCGCGGCGTTGACCTGGGAGAGCTCGCCGATATGCGAGACGCGGATCTTCTCAGCCATTTACGCGGCCTCCCTGCTCAGCAAGCATGGAGAATGCTGCCGCTGCCACTCGTGGAACTTGGCCATTTCCAAGGGCTTTAAGTCGGTCCAGCCGATTGGCCATCCCATTAACCACTCGACCCAGTCCGGGTTCAGCTGGCCACTGGCTAGCTCTGGCTGCTCCTTCCTGACCCAGTTTCTGCTTCCGCCCCACTCCTGCATGGTCCCGCCCGACTTTGGGCTCCCGGCAGTTGGCGTCGGCCACATTTTCGCGGCGGTGCTCAAGCCTAGGCCGGCCGTCTTGCTCGCTCCAGGACGGTTGTGATTCCCGTGCACTGTCGGCGTTGGCCACAAGCCAGAGTCGATCGCGCTGATGGGGCGCTCCGCAGTCGGATGCTGATAAACGAAGCCACTGCGCGTCATACCCCAGCTCGGCAAGGTCACCGAGGACCACGGCAAGGCCTCTTCCCACAAGCAGCGGTGAGTTCTCCACGAAGACGAGTCGAGGTCGTACTTCGCCGATGATTCTTGCCATTTGCCGCCATAGGCCCGAACGCTCGCCATCGATCCCGGCCCCATTTCCGGCAAGGGATATGTCCTGACACGGGAATCCGCCCGAAACCACGTCAACAAGGCCTCGCCACGGTCTTCCGTCAAAACTGCACACGTCAGACCAAATCGGGAAAGCTGGGAGGCATCCATCGTTTTGTCGTTGCGCCAGAACTTGTGCTGCGTAGGCATCACGCTCAACGGCGCAGACGGTGCGCCATCCCAGGAGGTGGCCGCCGAGAATTCCTCCACCAGCGCCCGCGAAAAGAGCCAGCTCATTCATACGGCCCTCGCTTCACGGATGGACTGGCACTCAACGCAGCACACCGCCGACGGATAGGCCTTGCGGCGAGCGGCCGGAATCTCCTCGTCGCAGTCGATGCAGAACTCAGCGCCCTGCCCCTGCAGCCTGGCCTGTACCAGCGCCACGCCACCTATACGATCTGCCTCCTCTAGGCCAGTAGCGCGATCTGTTACATCGGGGGCGGTGCGGGCCTGGTGGAAGGCTTCGGTGATTTCCATGAAGTCGGTCACTTGGAGGCCTCCCCTGTGAACGCGCGACGCTGAAGATCAAGCAGGCGAGCCTTGCGGGCGGCCTTGCGGCGATCCCGACGGAGGCGACCGAACGCAGACGGGTACGAAATCAAATCGCCATCGATGTCGTCCAGCTCGGCCAGTCGGCGAAGCTCGGCCGTCTCAACTGGCAGGTCTTCGTCTCGCACCAGTACGGCACCGAGCTTTGCCAAGGTTGCAGCCAGGGTGGTCTTGCCGTGGTCGATATGGCCGATCGTCCCGACGTTAACTTTCTGCTGACTGCTCATTTGCTCGCTCCTACGCCGCGCTTGGTGCTTCCGTCAGCACAGACGACGCGATGGTCATTGCCGCGGGATAGGCCTATGCCTGACCCGGTGATTGCTTGAGGGCGGAAGCCCTGCTTCTGGAGTGCCAGAACGGCCAGGCGCTGCTGAGACGGCATCGCGTAGATGGCCTGGCGGGTCTTGGCGCAGGCGGTGTGCTTATGGCCGTTGCGTGGGTTGCCGCAGATGTCGCAGCACCACTTGAGGTCGAGGCCTTCGTGAATGCGGCCGGTGCCGATGGAGGTCGTCATGCCTTGGCCCTCCCGCGCGCGGACTTCCAGTCGAAGCCCACAGCGATACCGCCGCCTTCGCGCAGACGATCCACGCAGCGCTCGCCCAGGGCGCCGGACAATTCTCCGGCTGGCAGGTTGGAAATCACGACGGTCGGCAACTGCTCCTCGTACCGGCCGTTAATGATGTTGAACAGGCTGGCCAGCTCGAACTCGGTTGGCTTGGTCGCGCCAACTTCGTCGATGATCAGCAAGCTCGGCTTGGTGTAGGCCGCGAATGCGTCCGCCTCGCTGTACTCGCTTTCGCGGTCGTAGCTGCCCTTGATGTGCTGCAGGATGCCGCCGACGGTGCGGTATACGGCCGTGGCGGTCGTGGTGCGCATGATGTGGTTGGCGATGGCAGTGGCTAGGTGAGTCTTGCCGGTGCCGACGTTGCCCAGCAGCAGCAGGCAGCGGCCCGCCTCGAAGTGCTCGGCGAAGTTCTCGGCGTAGTCTCGGCAGATAGTCAGCGCCTTGACCTGCTTCGGCTCGGTCGCGATGTAGCCCTCGAACGTGCGGTCACGGAAGCGGGCCGGGATCAGCGCGGCGCCAAGCTTGTTGGCCAGGCGATCGGCGGCATTCTTGGCGCGCTCCTGCTCAAGGCGCTCGGCGTCCTGCTCGCGCTGGCGGATCTCGGCGCACACCGGGCATCCGCTCGGGCCTTCCTTGTGCTTGCTGATGATCGCGGCGTACTGGCCGTGCTGGTCGCAGACGGCCAGTTCCTTCGAGACGATGCCAAAGCGGCGCTCGAGCGGGTCGACGGTCAGGTTGATGGCTTCAGAACCCATAGGTGCCATCCTCCCGCTGTACCAGGCCGGCGCTGTAGTCGCGCTGATCGAACCCGCTGTGACGCGATGCGCCGGGGAAGTGGTGCACATTGCCAGCCGGCTTCACTTCGTCGTTCCAGCGCTTGCCGTTGAGCCAGGTGGCGGCGTGCGGGATGAACTGGCCGTCGTCCTTCAGCCAGCCCTGGCAGGTGCAGTGCTTGGCCAGAGACTCGAGGATCTGAGCCAGCAGCTCGGCATCGGGATTGATCTTCGCGAAGGCCTTGCGGGCGTTGTCCTTGGCAGTCTTGCGCGGGTACAGCTTCCAGAAGGTTTCGAAGGCCTCGGCACACTCGGCAGTCATGCCCTTTGCGGCCTTTTGAGTCCCTGAATAATTCCCCTCAGCATCAGGAAGCTCGGACGGCTCCTCGTTCTTGTGCGGGTTCTGGTGCTTCTCGAAGTTGTTGATCTGGATGCAGGCCTTGCCGTCGACTTCGTAGCGCTGGATGAAGTCGTGCTTGTCCAGCCAGGACAACAGAGCGTCGGTATCGATGCCGTCGCGATAGGGGAACACTTCGGCCTTAATGCGCAGCGGGCGGTCTTCCAAGATTCCGCGCCGGTCTGCCAGCGTCCAGAGGCCAATGAACAGGAGTGTGGCGATCGGGTCAGCCACGCCGAGAACTTCGTTCTTGAACAGTGCCGGTTTGATATTTCGAGCCCTCGCCATTTTATGCAGCCTCCTGCATGGAACGGGACGCCCACAGGCCAGCGATCCACTGGACGCCCTTGGGCGTGAAGCGGGCTTGCGCGAAGGCGTGGTTATTGCGCTCGGACGTTCCGGTCTTGACCTCGAAACGGCCGGCGTCGATGTGGTTCTGATACGGGGTCATAACGCCGTTGAGGCGGTACATGACATGGCCGTCGATGAGCAGCTGACGCAGCACGCGCTCATTGGCCTTGAGCAGCTTGGCCACCTGGCGGAAGGTCAGGGTTCCGGTGTTCTCGACGTAGCGGTCGACGAACTCAACCTTCGGCGCGGCGATTGCCAGCTGGGCGGCCTGTTGCTCTTGAATCTCAAGGGCTGCAACCAGCATGCGCGCAGTTTCAAGATGGGAAATGCTGGTCGGCGAGACAGTCTGGTGTTGGTAGCTTCCAGTCTTGCGGATGCTTGGAAGAACCTCGCCGACTACCCACTCCTCGAATCGCTCAGCCGCCTGCATCTTCGAACGCATGACAAGCCGGTATACGTCACGCTCCGGAATGATGGTCATCGTGCCACCACCCTGTTTCGGGGTAGTGGTAGCAGCCTTGCAGTGACGCGACACAGCGTTGAACGGCTTTGAGTAGCCAAGGGCCTCGGCAACGTCGACAGCCACAAACCAAGGCTCGCCATCTGAATCGATTACTCGAACGTCAGAGCCCTGGAAGTTGAAAGGAATTATCTGATGTGTCATGATCTCTCTACCTCGCAACACGTTGTTGAAGAACCCGGTCTGATCCACCGGGTTTTTTATTGCCTGCCGTTTGGGCTTCAGTCCCTGGTCAGGCCCTATTCAGGCTTTCGCCGAAAAGGTCTTACTGTTCCCCGCTTCGCTGATGGCCGGGTGATTCTGCTAACGGCCTCGTTCAGGTCGCGCTCCACCTCTTGTCCCAGCAGCTCCTCGGGGGTCATTCCTCGTCGTGCAGCTGCCTTACGCAGCGCTTCCAGCTCATCCCCGTAGAGATAGGCGGGCAGATCTACTTTTTGAGGCACAAGGCCCTCCTCGGGGCCTTCAGGCCACGGTTACTTCATCGCTATCCTCGGCAGCCAGGCGCTCCAAAGCGGCCTCGACCAAATCACGAACCAGCACCGCCTTCTGTGTGCGGTGAAACTGAGCCAATGCGTCGATCAGCTTGTAAGTAGCGTCATCTACGCGCAGCTTGATCTCGCGATCGCGTAGGTGGTTGGGGTCTGCATACATGGCAATTTCCTTCTGCGAGGATGTAGTTGTGAAAGAGGAATCAGGCCGCGGCCTTGACGCGCTTCAAGGCCTGGCACAGATCGACAGCCTTGAAGGCGCCGCCAGTGACCTGCTCAGCGGTCAGAGCGGTGACTGCGCACATACCGTGCTCACCCCGCACCCAACCGGAGACAGTGCCTTGCCGGACATTGAGAGCGGCTGCGGTCAGCTCCTGGGTTCCGAAGTGCTTAACGAGCCGTTCGTAGATGTTCATGGGGCTACCTCAAATAGGAATGCCTATATCCTAGGACAAAGGAATGCCTGTTTGCAAGCATATAGGCAAGCCGGTGAAAATCTTCAAATGGAATTCAAGCATCGGATCAAAGCCGCGCGTAAATACGCCGGCCTAAAGCAGGGCGAACTGGCAGACAAGGTCGGGATCAAGCAGGCATCGATCTCGGACATGGAAACCGGCAAAACCGGCAGCAGCTCATACACCGCCAGCATTGCGGCAGCTTGCGGTGTCGATCCGCTGTGGCTGGAGACTGGACAAGGCGACATGCGGCCTAAAGAATCTATCAACCCCACCGACAATGGGGGAAACATAGGCCCGCTCCAAGTCCAAGAGGCTACCGTCGTCCAGCTTGGCGACATCCATAAAGTGCCACTGATCAGCTGGGTTGCTGCCGGGGCATGGAGTGAGGCCATCGACCTTTACGAAGTAGGCGATGCTGAGGTTTGGATGCCCTGCCCTGATCCGATTGGCCCGCGCGGCTTTGCACTGCGCGTTGAGGGTGACTCAATGACGAGTCCCTATCCTGGTTATGAAAGCTACCCGCACGGGACTTTCATCTACGTTGACCCTGACGTTGCGCACAAGTCCGGCGACCCGGTTGTTGCAAAGCTGCCATCAAGCAATTCGGCCACGTTCAAGATCTTCATCGAAGACGCTGGCCAGTACTACCTGAAGCCGCTGAACCCTCAACACCCGATGATCCCTATCACCGAAGAAACGCACATTGTCGGCGTGCTCGTAGGCTCTTACCGAAAACGGTAATCCTGACCAGCCCGCGCCCGGCCCGGCAGGGCCTGTTGAGGGAATCAGGAATCAGGAATCAATGAAGAGGGAATCAGGAATCAGCCCGAGCGCTACCGAATAAATCGGTACTACTACCGATAAAATCGGGCTTTTTCTGGAGCGATACCGATTTCCTCGGTATTTCAGCCACTTATCGCACTCCTGTCGTCCCTTCCAGACCCTTTGTAGTCGCTCCTGTACCGGGCGAGCTCCCTTCGCAGCACCTTCCTCGCTCTCTCCGAACCAAGCTCCTCAATCAGCAAGCGCACACTGAGCGCCGCCATCTCTTCGGCCGTCGTTGGCGTCACGTCTACCCGCTCTCCCTGCCAGGTGGCTTTCACTGAAGCCATCAGAAACACCCTTGGCATGTGACAAACCTCTCAACTTCTCATTGATCGCAATCACCTTTCGTCGCCAGGCGCGGCGTGGAATTCCTCTCGAATAACCGATACATCAAAAAATATAGGAATCCCTATTGACCATGGAAAAAGGAATCCCTATATTTGGCTCCAACGAAGCGAAACACGCTTCAGGGCCTCAAGAGGCCTCGGGTGATCCCGGAACGCTCTTTACACAACTTGGGAACATCGCGGCGGGGTCCGGGCAACCGAACAGCGCGATCAACAAATTCCCCGCCCCATGCCAGCTCTGGAACTGGCCGTGGTTCCACATGCAGCCACGCGAAGTTGCGCAACCGCCACCCTGGAAGACGCCAGTAGCTGACCAGGGCCTGAGACGACTCGGCATAGCGCGCAACGGAGACGAATACCAGATTTCACTGGCTGGCCTTCCACCGAGGGCCAGACGGGAAGTCGACCACCAACCGCACCACGAGGTGCCTGCCATGAAGAATTACGCCAATGAAATGCGCTGGATCTTCTACTCGCATGCCGTCGTCGGTGCGCTGCTGGCGGCTGGGCTTATCGATGCGCTCGGACGGATTGTCTGAGCGCGGAACAGACAACTGAGCCGACTGCCTCACCGCCCCGCTCTCAGACAGTAGCGCGGGCTCAGCGGATGGATGAGGCGCAGTGGGCGGCTTGATGAATCACTTAGGAGGGAAGGACATGAATGCCATCGAGATCGCAAAGCTAGCAGTCGCCGACACCGAGTCTTCCGCGCCTTTCGTAAGCGCCGGCACTCGTGAGCTGATGGCATTCGGCAAGGTAGCAATGGTCATCGAGAAAATGGATGCAGCCGCATCGTTGCGCGCCTACCGGCTCGAAGAAGCCATGAACGAAGTGCGCATTCTTCTTGCTAACGCCTAACGCCACCCCCGCCGCTTGGCTACAGGCTGCAGCGGGGATTAACAGAATGGAGAGAGAGATGGCAAAGGTTTATCTGGTCTGGAACAGCAGCATGACCGAATGCGTTGGGTTCACTGATATTGAGGATGCGCAGTACGCAGCAACAGGCGAGCGCGCGCCTGGAACTCTCGGCGTCTCGACTCTAGCTGATGACTTCCGCGACATCTATGACGACGACGATGAGTTCGACATGGTCGAGATCGACCTCTAACCGCCCCACTGTCACCCATCAGCACATAGGAGGATGAGATGAGCGACACACGCATCCGAGACATTGGCGAGGTCGGTAACTACTACGGCTGCCTTGCCATCAAGGAAGAACGCGGCTGCTTCTACTGGTCGATTGAGAATTTTGACGGGCACAACTGGGTGCCATGCCCTGAATACCTATTCAGGGCCCTCAGCCAGCACCAAGACGAGCTTGATGCTGAATCGAGCACGCCATGCTAACCGGCCCCGAAGTCCTGATCCTCTGCGCCTTCCTCGCAGCGCTGTACATGTGGGATTGGTGGCAGCGCAACAAACCATCTTGAACCATGAACAAACCGCCGAGCGCAGCGGCCCTTCGGGATACCTGCGACGAGGATCAGCCGGCCAGTGCCTCGATTGCTAGAAAACCCCGGCAGCCATCTACGGGATTTCCCACAGCTTTGCCCGTCGAGATGGCCGAATGGCTCACGTAACGAGCCTTTCCCCTCCTACACCAAGCCCGCATCGGGACGCCATTCATCTCTCACTAACCGTTTGGTCGCGGTTCGCGGATGGCGTCACCAATGCGGGTTCTTCTGAGGCACACACCATGACTACAGACGAGCTTATCGAAGCTCTGGAGCCGTTCGCCCTCGAATCGGCCCTCTGGAGCGGAAAGGTCTCTGATGACCGAGAAATCATCACCGTAAGCAGCCGTGACGACTTCGACTGCGAGCAGGAGCGATACATGACGGTCGGCGATCTGCGCCGCCTGGCGCGTATTCGCGAACAACTGATGGCTGAACAGGAGAGGAAGGCAGCATGAACAACGGCATCCGCAACGCACTGCTGGACCTGTTCAGCGTGTGCCTCGAAGTGACCGGCGCCGGCCGGTACCACGCACACATGGATTTCTCGGCTCACACGGACAGCGTAACCGTTTACGTGCTGCCGGCGAGCACCAATTACCAAGACACCAGTGCGCGCACATACCTGCTCGACAAGGACATTTACGTCAGCCGCCACCTTGGCGGAACTGATCAGCAGATCGTAGCGAACCTGAAAGCCCTATCCGATCGGGTCAGCGAGTTCCTGCTACCAGCACAGGAGGAGGCGGCATGAGCAAGGAAGTGAAGCGGTACGACCCGTTCGGCTACGACGGTCTTAGCGCGCTGATGCATGAGGACGTGCTGGGCGATTACGTGCGGCACGAGGACTACGAAGCCCTTCTCGCTGAGCGGGATGCGCTGAAGGCCGAGAACAAACGGCTGGACCTGGACGTCGCGCAGGCCGACCACAACTACGACATGGATCGTAACCGGATGATGTACCTGCTTAGGACAGCCCATGACTGCCTAGAGCAATGGAACCTGAAGTATCCAAGGCTTGCGAAGCGTGGAGAAGAGTTCTCGTCCGAACACACATGCCGCCAGATTCGCGCGTTTGTTCCGGAATACCGCGAGGCCGACGCCGCCCTGCAAGGAGCCCAGCCATGACCATCCAACTCAAGGAGCTGGCCGGCGCTGTCGGCATCCTCATCGTCGCCCTGTTCATCGGGGCGCTGTGCCACGTTGCGCTGATAGGGGGTGTGTGATGGAAGCGATCAAATTTCACGGCTACGGCCTGGCAGTGTTCTCGCTGCTGGCTGTGATTAGCGGACTGGCAGGGAAGGTGACGGGATGAGCCAGATGATTGAAGTGAAGACCGCCGAACTGGAAGGCGCGGCGCTGGATTGGGCGGTGGCGAAGGCCGAGGGTCTGCCTGTCTGCGTTATGTCGGTGGCGGACCAGATGGCGCAATTTCAACCGGGTGACTTCACCGACTACGAGCGAGAGCAGCTCTGGCAGATCAAGAAGCCGAAGGTTCGCATCGCCGAAGAAGTCTCCCACCACTCCAAGCCCTGCCCTTCCTACTCCACCGACTGGAGCCAAGGCGGGCTGCTTATCGACGAGCACAGGGTTCTGTTTGGCCAGGATTTCGGGATCTTCGTTGCGACCATCCCCGGACTAGCGCCGACCCATGCAGCGGGTAAGACACACCTCATCGCCTCATGCCGCGCCATCGTGGCCGCAAAGCTCGGCGATACGGTTCAAGTCCCTGCCGAACTGGTGACCCCATGAACCGCACCCTCCCCCTCCCCTACGACACCGGCCCGCACGACGACACCCCATCAGGCCACAGCTTCGCAGCTGCTTGGTGGGCTCTCCTGGGATTCGCAGCACTGGACATGCTTATCGTCTTCCAGTGGGCGGCGATTAATCACTTTTTCGGGTAACCGACCATGCAACCAACCACAGCACAGGTTCCGCCTGCTGTTGCGGCTCAACTCGACTGGATGACGCTCGGATCGTTTGACCCCGAGCGATTCCAGGGCGAGCAGCGCAAGCAGTACGAAGACGAGGCCGCACGCATAGAGCGGCAATGGGATAACCAACCGAGGTAGCCACTATGGCAACTGTAACGCTCATCCTAGGCAAGTCAGGCAGCGGCAAGAGCACCGCCATGCGGAACCTGTCGCCGGCCTCGACCGCCCTCATCCAGATCATCAAGAAGCCACTCCCGTTCAAGGGCGCCAAGGACTGGAAAGCCTACGTAACCGACAACCACGCCAACATCATCGGCGCCTGCCGCAAGACAGAACGCAAGGTGATCGTCATCGATGACTTCCAATACATGCTCGCCAACGAGTTCATGCGGCGCAGCGAGGAGAAGGGCTTCGACAAGTTCTCCGACATTGGCCGGCACACCTGGGATGTGTTCGACGCGCTGCTGAAGCTGCCGGACGACGTGCGGGTTTACATCCTCAGCCACACCGAGGAGACGGACGCCGGCCAGATCAAGATGAAAACGATCGGCAAGATGCTGGACGACAAGATCACGCTCGAAGGAATGGTGACCATCGTTCTTCGGGCAGTCGTTCAGGACCGCAATCACTACTTCAGCACCCGCAACAACGGATCGGACACGACGAAGGCGCCGATGGGCATGTTCGACGAAGACCTGATCGACAACGACCTGGCCGTGGTTGACGCGGCTATCTGTGATTACTACGGCATCACGCCCCTGGCAGCCGTCGCCTAAAACCCCAAGGAGAACCACGCATGTTCGCACTCGACCAGAACGCCGCTCGCGCGGCTGACAACAAATCGGCCTTCATCGACGAGGCCGGCAAGTACATCGGCACCTTCACCCGCGCCGAATACATGGAGAAGAAGGAAACCGGCTCCACCGGCATTGGCTTCACCTTCAAGTCACGCGAAGGCGCCGAAGGTCAGTTCTACGTGAACCTGAGCTATCAGCACGGCACACGCAACGACGGCGGCTATCAGCTGATCAACGCCTTGATGGCGTGCATGTCTCTGCGCAACGTCGGCGACCCTCAGTCAATCGAGATCGAGAAGTGGGACAATGAGGCCAAACAGCGCGTCAAGGCGACCGTGCTGGGCTTCCCTGAACTGATGAACAAGGAAGTCGGCCTGCTCATCCAGATGGAGATCGAGAAGAAAAGCGAGAAAGGCATTCCGCGCCCAACGATCTTCGCGCCGTTCTCTGCCGAGTCGGAGAAGACCGCATCGGAAATCCTCGACCCGAAGAAGCCGGCGCCGGCCAAGCTGGAAAAGATGGTCCAGCAGGTGATGAACAAGCCGTTGGTTGACCGTCGTCCGCAAGGCCAGCAGCAATCGGGATGCTATGACCCTTACGCCGGCACTAATCAGTCGGCGCCTCCTGCTGACTGGGATGAAATTCCGTTCGATTGATCTTCCAGGGCGCTTCGGCGCCCTTCTCTTTGGGGTTGAGAAATGAACATCTATCTGGACATTGAAACCATCCCAGGCCAGTCGCCGGCAGTGATGGAGCTGTTTCGCGAGGACGCGCAGGCCGACATGGATGCAGTGCGCGCTCCGGCCAACTACAAGGACGAAGCGAAGATCGCCGAGTATGTCGCCGCCAAGCGCGCTGAGATCGAAGAAGGCATCGAAGAGCGCTGGCGCAAGACCAGCTTCGACGGCGCGCTTGGTCACATCGCAGTGATTGGCTATGCCATCGGCGACGATGAGCCAGTGACGCTCTACCACGACGCCTACGGCACGCCGGAAGCCGAGCGGGAAATGCTTGCAGGGTTCTTCGCCGCGGTGAACAACGCCGGCGGAAGGATGCTTGCTGGTGGCACACGCACAGGCTCGGCGCCAACGCTGATTGGGCACAACGTGCTGGACTTCGATCTGCGCTTTATCTTCCAGCGATCCGTAATGCTGGGCATTCGCCCGCCGCAGTGCTTGCCATTCGACGCGAAGCCTTGGGATAAGACGGTATTCGACACGATGACCGCCTGGGCTGGCGCCCGCAACCGCGTCAGCCTCGACAAGCTGTGCCGAGCTTTTGGCATCGCAGGCAAGGGCAGCGAGATAGAAGACGACATCGATGGCAGCAAGGTTTGGGACTTCGTGAAGGCCGGCCGCATCGCCGATGTTGCCCGGTACTGTGCCGGCGACGTTGAGCGAGTTCGCCAGATTCACCAGCGCCTGACCTTCCAGAACATCGCAGCCTGATCCACCCCGGGCGCCCAGCGCGCCCTCCTCCCCGGTACACACCCATGCTCATAGACAACCATGCCATAGCGCAGGGCGAGGCTCTGCGCGCGCAAATTGACGCGGCCACGGCTGCATTCCTGAACGCTGGTGGAAAGATCCAGCTGCTGCCGGACAGCATCGGCAAGCCGATAGAGATCAAGCCGGCGGCGTTCAACAACGCCGGCAACGTGGAGGCTGACCAGCGCAGCCGGAAACGGGGCGCGCGCAACTCTGCGACATCCAACAGCCTTCCGCTTCGCAAGCGTGGCACGCCGCAGGCCAAGCAGAACGACATGCTTCGGCAGGAGTGGCCATGAAACGCAACCTGCCCCACGCCCGGCTCAACAAACTGAGCCGGGCCATTGTCCGCCAGTTCCGCGTCGCAGTCGTAAACATGGACCCTGAAGGCCGGAAGGGGCTGGTCGACTGGAAGACCTGTCGCAGCATCGCGCCGAGCCGGCAGATCGCCGAGGCCATCTGCGACATAGCCCATAGCTGGGTCATCTACCTGGCCGCGTTCTGCATCGACCAGAAGGGCGAGCAGTACATCAAGGCCAGCGAGATCGCGCCGCAGGGCATTTACCGATCCGACAGCCTTGCCGGCGTGCTCGAGGAGCATTACCGAGCACTGGTGAAAAGCTGCAACCCGAACCACCTGGTCGGCTCTGGCTGGATAGCCATGCCGGGCGGCACGTCGCTGGACGAGGCGCAGGCCGCGCGGATATTCGAGGCGTGCGGGGCTTGGAAGCCTCAAGAAGCGGCGGCCTAAGCCTTAGAAGTCAGGCCAAAGCTCGGACTTCGGCAGCACGCCGGCCACCGCCTGGCACTTCGTGTCGGCGCAGACAATCATTCCGACTGGCTCTGATGTTCTGGCCACATACCGATTGTTGACGGCAACAAACTCAATGCCGCCGCACTTGCTGCACGCGGGCCTGAACTCATCGTCACGCATTTCTTCAACACCCATCTTCATCTCCTTATGCCGGCCCCATGCCGGACGCTGACCGTATCCGATCCGCCAACCAATGAACAGACCAACCTATTGCCGCACAACGGGCGAAAGGCTAGGCGCGTGCGCCTGCTTCCGCTGCCGCCCACCGGAGGCCCCATGCGACCCAAGACCCAAATCTGGCTGCACAAGCCTACCAACACACGCCACTACATTGCCGGATCGAACGGTGCCGCGTTCCTGATGCAGGCGCTGAGCGGCTTCCGATGGGCACCCGAGGCGGAACTCTGCAATCACGATATCTGGAGCAAGGTATGAACGACACACTGAAGGTAGCCGGGCGCATCGGCGCTGAGCTGGGGGCTGCGAAGGCGGAGAACGAGAAGCTGCGAAAGGCGCTTAAGAGAATCATTGACCGCTGTGAGGCGTTCGTCGACGACGAGGCCGAAATGCGCACACCATCGGTTGAGGTGCTGATGGGGATCGCTGAGGACGCGATTTACACAGTGCACGAGGCAGACGTTGCCCTATCCCACCAGGCCGAGCCCACCGACACCTACACCGCCGTCGACATGGCCACAGCCGCAGCGCAGGGGTTCAGGGATGGGCAGGCGGCAGTAGAGCAAGCCCCGGCGAATGATGAGCTGCTAAGCGGGTTCTGCCAGTGGTATCGCGGCAAGAACGGATACGCCCCGTATCATCCGAGAGGAAGCGAGGGAGCAGAAGCGTTCGCTGCCGGTGCGGAATGGCAACGCACCCGCCCCGCGCAGACCGAGCAGCAGCCAGTACAAGCGGTTCATATCGGCTGGGACTATTTGGATGATGGCACTAAGGTCGCGACGTTTTTTGTGCGGTGCTCTGGGAATAAGCCGCCGAAGCTCTACGCCGCCCCCATCGCGCAGACCGCCCCGCAGCCGGGGCAGAGCGGCAAGTTCGCCATGCACCAACGCGTGCGCAAGACCTCCGGCAGCGAATGGCAGGGCCGAATCTGCGGCACCTACTCCACCGCACTGACCCCGGAAGGCTACGCCGTAGAGAGCGAGGCCCACGCCGGCAGCGTGCAGATTTACCCCGCCAAGGCGCTGGAGGCAGTGGAATGAGCAAGGTATTGGTTGATCGGGAGCTGCTGGAGCGGTGCGTCGACCGCTGGGCGTGTTGCGCAATAGTTGAGACACCTGGGGCAGAGCAGGCGTGGTTAGAGCTGCGCGCAGTGGCGAAGGCAGCCCAGCCCGCAGAGGCGGAAGGGGCGGACCTACAGCGCCTGGCAGCAGAGTTCGACGCGGCGCCGGATGATGCAGAGTGGGAGCCGCCGCACCCGATATTCCAGATGGCGCGCGACCTCGACCGGGTAACCGCCGCCCTGTCAGCCGTGACCGCCGAGCGGGATAGGCTGCGTGAACAGTGCGAGCTGAACGACTTGGTGCACGGCACGAAGGGGCGGGAGCGTGTGACGGCGCTTCTCGCCCAGAACGAGGAGCTGCGCAAGGACGCGACGCGGCTTGATTGGCTGGACGGATACATTGTCATTGCCGAGCACGAAGATACCGGCAAGTTCTCGTTCAACTCTATCAAGGGGGCGCTGCGCGAATGCGTCGACGCCGCCATGGCTGCGAAGGAGGCGTGAATGGATATTCGCGAAGCGCACTTGAAGAAGCTGAAGAAACAGTGGCAGAGCCTGTCGCTCACGAGCAGTGATTACCACGAGCGCAGCCTCATCGTCGACCACATCCATCACAACCACAGCAGCGCAACATGGATGATCGCTGCCAGCCTGCAGAAGCCGACAGCAAAGGTTCGGCGAGTGCTACGCGCAATGCAGGCGGACGGGATTATCGCGCTGTCTGAGCAGTACACAACTGCTGGCAACCTGGTTTGGACTCTCGCTGAGCCAACCCCCTAACCCCACCCAAACACACAGCCTGCCGGCGAGAGTCGGCGGGGAGGGAGAGACATGCCCGAACTCATCAAGCGGTTCGCCAAGAACACGGCGGGCCGGGACTTTGCCGTGGGCGACATTCACGGATGCTTCACGAAGCTGCAGCAGGCGCTGGACGGGATCGGCTTTGATCCGGCAGTCGATCGGCTGTTCTCGGTCGGCGATCTGGTCGACCGAGGCGACGAAAGCGAGCAGGCAACCGAATGGATGGCACTGCCTTGGTTTCACGCCGTGCGCGGCAACCACGAGCAGATGACAATCGACTCGCATTTCCTCGGCGCGACCGACCTGCACTTCATCAACGGCGGCCAGTGGTTCTACTGCTTGCAGCCAGATGAGCGAGGGCAGATCGCTACCGAACTTTCCGAGCTACCGCTAGTGATGGAGGTAGAGACTGGGGCCGGCATGGTTGGCTTGATCCATGCCGACTGCCCGCGCCGCGACTGGGGCGACCTGATAGCAACACTGGAGCAAGGCGGGCCGGAAGCTGAGCACGTTGCCGCCATGTGCCAGTGGTCCCGCAAGCGAATCACCGACCGCGATGAATCCTTCGTGAAGAACGTGCGTGCCGTAGTTGTAGGCCATACGCCGCTCAGGGCGCCGGTATTGCTGGGCAACGTCTACCACATCGATACGGCGGGATGGGCCGGACGGCACTTCACCCTGCTCGACTTATCCACCCTTCAAATTGCCGGAGCATGACCATGCAGCACACAGACAGGGCGATAGCAGAGTTCGAGGCGTGGTGGCAGCAGCAGCTCGGGCGCACCCGCTTCGAGGACGTGAAGGACCAGATGCGGAATGTGTGGCTGGCGTCGCGGCGGGAGCTGGTGATTGAGCTGCCTGATCGCATGGATTCGACAGGCTGCACCCATGTGATTGAGAGCTGCCGCGCCGCCATCGAAGCAGCCGGCGTAACGGTGAGGGGGTGAGAGATGGGCGCACGAAAGAAACCGCAGCCAATCGAAGGCCTGCCGGTCGACAAGGTGTACGAAAGGAAGTTGGCCGAACTGATCGGCACAACGCCGAAGGCCCTAGAAAGGAAGCGCCAGCGCGGGGTGTTGCCGCATGGCGTATGGGAGAAGGTTGACGGCTGTATCATGTACAGCCTGGAGAGGTACAACGAATGGGCAGAAAAGCAGTGGGGCTCCCCCAGGGCGTCGAAATCGCCGGAAGCTCCGTCCGCATCCGATTCACATGGAAGAAAGAGCGACGCTGCGAAACGCTCCCCTATCCTCAGACGCCCAAGGGATTTGCAGCAGCAGCAGGTTTACGTGCTCAGGTAACCCAGCTGATCAAGCTCGGCATGCTCACGGACGACAAGTATGCCGAGCTGTTCCCGAACTCCCGCTACACCCTCGCCCGCATCACGCCGACCTTCGGCAACTTCACGCAGACCTGGCTCGACAGCAAGCACATCGGCTTTCACACCCGGCGCAACTACCTGCGCGTGCTCAACAAGTACTGGATGCCGCATTGGGCGGACCGGAGGCTGGACGAGATCTATCCTTCTGACGTGCGCGGGCTGATGAGTCGGCAGAACTGGAACTCCATCACCGACCGCAACGCCGCGGTGCAGGCGGCCAAGGCCATCTTCGCCGCCGCGGTGCTGGACGGCATCATCGCGGAGAACCCGATGCGCTCGGTTGAGCGGGCTCGTGCTCCTGAGCGAGACATCGACCCGTTCACTCCGGCCGAGCGTGACGCGATCCTGGCCGACCTCTACGCGCACCAGACCGGCGCCAGGCTGACCTATGCGTCGTTCTTCAAGCTGGCCTTCTACACCGGCATGCGGACTGGCGAGCAGCTGTCATTGCGCTGGGCTGACGTGGATCTGTCTGGCCGATCGATTCGCGTGCGCGCCACCCTGGAAAAGGGCGAGGTGCGGGAGAACACCAAGACCAAGCGCGTGCGCAAGGTGCTACTCGTCGACCAGGCTGTCGAGGCGCTGCGGGAGATGCAGCAGCTCACCGGAGACGGCGAGTTCGTCTTTGCGCCCACCAGCGGCAAGGACGGGCACATCACCAACGTCGTGAGCACCGCCTATCATCTGAAGCAGAGCATGAAGCGGCTGGGCATTCGTCCGCGCCGGCAGTACGATACCCGGCACACCTATGCGACCGTCTGCCTGTCCGCTGGGATGGCGCCGGCCTTCATCGCTCAGCAGCTCGGCAACAGCATCCAGACGCTGCTCAAGCACTACGCGAAATGGATCAACTCGAGCGCCGACTGGGCTGAACTGGACAAGCTGAAAACGCCTAATCGGTACGAGATTGGTACGGCGAGCCAAAGCGAAGCGACTGAGCCCGCGCAGCAGTAG